GATACGGATGATATTCAATTTCAGTTAAATGTCGGAATATGGATAACATGGACTCAGTGGCGAGCATTAGGGTTTGATGCACATTCACAGGTTATTGATCCTAATTTTATAGATACAATTAACTTTGCTCCTACTGCACGACTCGACTATGGAACAAGTCTTGGTTCATCATATAATGAAGGATTGGCTGTTGATGCTGTATGGGGTTCAGGAGATCCGGCTACGGCAACGCAAAATGGAGACTGGCAGGTAGGTGCAACTATTTATGAAACATCACCAACGGCATTCTATGTGGCTACTGATGGAGATAATGATGGTGCAGGAACAATAAGTGATCCCTGGGCAACATTTGGTAAAGCATTCAGTACAGCAGTTGCAGGCGATACTGTTTACTTCAGAGGTGGCACTTATCCAATAGAATCATCTAATGGATTGGGTTATCAATATGATTCAGATAATCATAATGGTACGGCAGGAAATTGGGTGTGTTATTTTAATTATCCCGGTGAAGTGCCTATATTAGATTGTAATGCGGTTGTAAATACTGGATTTAATGCTGCTATTGTTCTTAATGATGCTGAGTATATTCATTTTAAAGGTATTCATATTATTAACGTTAATGAAGTAAACGACCCTCCTAATGGTGGTATATGTTATGGTATATATACAGAAAGGAACTTCCATGTTAAGTTTGAAAACATGGTATTTCATGATATTGGTGGTAAGGCATTAAATCAAGGAACATCATATTATACCGAGGTAATAAATTGCGATGCTTATGATTGCAATGATAAGTACAGTCATGCTCCTGGTGGATGGGCAACAGGATTTTCAAATGAAAATTCAGCATCAGATGATTGTTATACTTATTACTACGGATGCAGGGCATGGAACTGTTCAGATCAGGGATTTAGTACTGGTGGAGATCGTGGCACAGTTATTTATGATCGTTGTTGGGCTTATGATAATGGACTTAATACTGATGGGGAAGGGTTTAATTTCAAACTCGGATATATGAATATTAACCCATCAGCAAACGATCCTCATGTGATAATGAAAAATTGCATAGGTGCTTATGGAAGATATGGAGGCATGACTACAAACGATCAGGGATATTACGGACAGTTTCTCTATGTCTACAATAATTTCTTTTATCACAATGGAAACTATGGAGTATTTGTGCTGAATCCGGCAGATAATGACCTAAGAAGAACATTCAGAAATAATATAAGTTATGATAGTCCTGCTGAGTATGTAATTAATCCTTATACGGCAAGCAATAATTCATGGGATTCTGAAGTAACTGTTACAGCAGATGATTTTGTCAGCTTGGATTATTCACAGATGAAAGCAAGCAGAAAAGCAGATAATTCATTGCCTGATATTACATTTGGAACGTTAGTAGAGGGTAGTGATCTTATTGATGCAGGATTAGACGTGGAATTAGATTTTAATGGTACTGCACCGGATTTAGGTTGGGATGAGTTTGGTGATGAACCTCCAGAACCAAGTGTCTTTAAGTTTAAGTTTCATAATAATCACTGGATGATAAGTAAAAGAGGAAAACTATTAAAATGATTAATTATATAATAATATATATTTATGGCAATTAACGAAGTAGAGTTATTAACTCAAATATTTGACGAAAGAATAAAAGGTCTTTATATAAAAATGGACTCTGAATTTACTGTCTTAAACCATGAGTTGAGACAGATAAAAGAACAAGTGTTAAAGACAAATAATAGAGTTAATCATCTTGAAGATGACCTATGGGCTCTAGAAAAAAAGGCTGATGAGGCTATTGCCGATGGTAAACACATAATAGATACAAGGGCTACAGAGTGTCCTAATGTTGTAAAGTTTGAAAAGCTAGATAATAGAATAGATGATACCATTATTCTATTTACAGAAAAACATAAAGAAATAGATAATGATATGAAGTCATTAAAGGATGAGCTCAGAGATGGTTTATTTTTTATGAGACATCCTAAGTTATTGGTAGCATCACTTGTAATATTAATAACATTTGTTGTGATAACATTAGTAAAAGATGTCTCACCAACATTATTTGGAATATTAAATAGTAATTAAAAATATAAAAAAATGGCATTTTCTCTCGCATTTACGACTACAGATTATGATCAAGGCAAATCTATATTAATAGAAGATGCCTCAACTGGTACTCCTTGGCCTACATTAACAGCAGCTACATTCACAATAACTTCTCTATATACAGGTACGGTACTTCCTGTCAGTCCTGTTGTCAAAACTTATACTCAAACAATAGCGGCTGGGTTTTCTTTAGAGTTGAAAAATACAGATCTTGGATTTGCCATTGATGATACGATACCTGATAGTGTATACAACATAGTGATGACAGTCACTGGTTCTGCCGATACATATACTAGCGAGGAAGTTGTATATTATAATGCTATGTATACTAGGGATAATTTTATATCCACTAAGGCTGCATATATAGATGACGTATATAATAAAGATCAAGATTATGCAAACTGGCTAGACTTTCTTATTACTGCTATAGAATCAAATGCAGTTAGTGGCAATAGTTCAGCAATTTATTACATTTTTGATATTTTTGGTCGCCTAAATGAATAATGGCATTAACTACAGAGGAGATATTAAATTGCGTTGAGTTATTTAATGAATATTCTAACTCAAATGTTCCATTAGTTTATGATACTAACACTAAATGGTTGGTAAATGAAGCATATGCTAAGTTCACATATGATAGAGTAAAGAACTTTAGATTAGGTGCTGATGATAATTATACAATAAGACAAATGTGTTTTATTAAAAATCTCTGGAAATTATTAATGCGATGGCTACTTGATTGGTTAACACCAACGCCAGTAGTTTCCCCATTGTTAGATATTGATGGTAATGAATATACTACGGTTACTATTGGAACACAGGAATGGATAGTTCAGAACCTAAGAACAACACATTATGCCGATGGTTCTGATATACCTAATATTACATCTAATGGATCAGCTACAGATTATGATGATTGGTTTCTTCCTAGTAAGGATGAATTAAAAGAAATGCATGATGAACTTCATGCTTATTCCGTTGGTGATTTTGGGAATAGTGCTTATTGGAGTTCTTCGGAAAATGATGCAACAACGGTTTGGTGTCATCATTTTGGAACTAATATGCAATTTAATGATTATACAAAACCAGATCCATTATCAGTTCGTGCTTGTCGTTTTTTTACATCTATATCTCCTTCTTATTCATTAAGAGATGTAGGACCAGCAGGAGGATTAATATTTTATAAAAATGGTAATGATTATTTAGAAACAGCGCCCACTGATACAGGCATTAATCAGGCATGGAGTAATGTAGATGATGTTGCTGTAACAGGAACAGGAACAACAATAGGGACAGGACAAGATAATACTACTGCGATAATTGGGCAAGTTGGTCATACTGCAAGTGCAGCAAAGTCATGTAATGATTACACAATTATTGTTGGAGATGGATGGGCTGGTGATACCATTGGTGCATATTGTTGGTACAATAATGATGAAGTAGGTTACGGATCAGTACATGGTGCTCTTTATAATTGGTATGCAATAGATAATGCAAAGGATCTTGTTTATTTTGAAAGAGATAATATAGAAGAGTTAGGATGGAGGGTGCCTAGCGAAGTAGACTTTAATTTATTGGTATCATTTATTAATGGTGGTTCATTAACTGGTGGTATATTAAAAGAAACTGGAATAACACATTGGGCAAATCCCAATACTGGTGCATTGGATTCTTATGGATTTAAAGCTCTTGGGTCTGGATATAGAGATGCTAGTGGGAACTTTTTATCAATAAACCAAACACTTATTCTTGGGAGTTCATATTTATTCTCACCTGGATTTAATTATGATATAATATTACATTATGATTCTAGTTCATTAGGAAGTGGATATGAAAATACTTCTTATGGATTATCTGTACGTTGCGTTAGAGATATAGCAATCTCTTCTCAAGTAACAGTTGATGATACATCAGTATTAAGTGATAGTACAATAATAACAGTAGATAATGGCTAAGCAAATAATTAATATAGGTACAGCTCCTAATGCTGGTAATGGTGATCCATTACGTTCAGCAATGGATATTGCCAATGATAACTTTACAGAACTCTATGATGCTGAAGCATTAAATACTGCTAAAGTAACAAATGCTACACATAGTGGCGATGCAACTGGTAGCACATCATTAACACTTGCTACTGTAAATGCCAATGTTGGTAGTTTTACAAATGCGAATATAACAGTTAATGCCAAAGGATTAGTTACGTCTGCTTCTAGTGGTGTAGGTGGCGGTGGTGATATGGTATATCCTGGAGCTGGCATAGCGTTATCAAGTGGTTCGGCATGGGGTACTTCTATAACAAATAACTCCACAAACTGGGATACTGCATATAGTTGGGGCAATCATGCTAGTTCAGGATATTTAGTTAGTGCTACACACCTAGCTGCATATAATCATGGGAATATTGCTAATGGACAAACGGCTTATGGTTGGGGTAATCACGCAAGCGCTGGATATCTTACATCCCAGACATCACATGCGGATGTTGTTGTTGATGGAGATTTCACTAGTAATGGTATTCTTAAAAGAACGTCTTCTGGTGTATATGGTATAGTTACTGATAATTCAACAAATTGGAACACAGCTTATGGATGGGGTAATCATGCAGGGTTATATCTTGGATTAACAGCTACTGCCGCAAGTGCAACTATATTAGCTACAACTAGAACTATTAATGGTGTTTCTTTTAATGGTAGTGCTAATATAACTGTACCTAGTGATATAGCCCCAGGGGCGGCTGGAAATATATTAACATCAACAGGTTCTGTATGGGTAAGTGCTATAAATGGTGGTACTGTTACATTAACAGGAACTCAAACATTAACTAATAAAACATTAACATTACCAAAAATAAATGAAGATATTGTAGTATCAACCACTTCTACTGAATTAAATGTATTGCATAATCTAGATCCTAATTTAATATATATAGGTGACGCTATTGCTGAAATACCAGTATATAATGCTACTACAACAGAGATAACCAATACTGCTACTCCCGTTGAGGGATTGATGAGATTTGATACAACATTACATGTGATGAAATTCTGGGATGGATCGGTTTGGAAAACAATAACAACTAACTAATATGGCAACTAAATATGTATCACTTACTGGTAGTGACTCTAATCCTGGAACAATAACACAACCTTGGAAGACATGGCATTATGCTATGCAACCAGGTAGAGGTGATTCTCTAGCTCCAGGTGATACTTTGTTTGTTAGAGGTGGAACCTATGGATCAGATTATCTATATGGACATTCTGGAAGTAGTTATTATGGTGTTCGCGTTAGTGGTTTAAATGGAACTTCAAGTCAGCATATCATTATCTCCGCTTATCCTGGTGAAACACCAATACTTGATGGACAGAGTTTTCAAACTACCGATCATCAACATGTTGGAATAGGATATTATTCTTGTAGTTATATAGATTTTATTGGATTACATTGTACTAATTTCATACAGTGGTCTGATAACGCATATCAGTCTCTTGGATGGTATGGTAGTGCGTGTAACCAAATAACTCATACATTATGCACTAACTATCGTAATGGTGATGGATTTGCACTTAAAGATGGATCAAATAATATATGGTATACAAACTGTGATTCATGGGGTAATGGTGATAGGTATAATGGTGGTGGCGATACTCCAGGTGGATTGGCTAATGGATTTTATGCTGCACCAGTAGAGGGAGGACATATTTATTATAGAGGATGCAGGTCATATTGGAACTCTGATGATGGATGGGATCATTTTGGAGGTGCTGGATATATTGAGTATGATAACTGTTGGGCATTTGGAAATGGTGTATGTCCTGCGGGAGATTTGCTACCAGAGATAACTGGTGATGGTGCTGGGTTTAAACTTGGTCCACAAGGACCCGATTCTCCTATAGAAGATGATTACCAAAGGATATTAAAAAATTGTTTAGCGTTTGAAAATACAGAATGTGGTTTTGATATAAATACTGATGATACGAATACTAGGGTGCGCATAACTTTACTTAATTGCACATCTGCTAGCAATGGAGTTGAGGGATATCAATTCTACTGGGATGATTCATTGGGATTAGTCAAGAACTGTATAAGTTATGATGAGCCATCTAGTATTGGCGACCTTACACATGGAGGTACTGTTCAGTCGCGCAATAGCTGGAATACTCCTCCTAATGCTACAGTCACATCTGCCGACTTCAAGAGTGTTGATTCGACTCAGGCTCTTAGAACTAGAAACTCAGGAGATGGTAGTTTGCCATTAATGGATTATCTTCATTTATCAGCAACTGCGACTGATTTGATCCATGTTGGTCTACAGGTTACTGCGTTTGATAACGTAACTGCATTAACTGAAGATGGAGATGGTGTTGCATATGCTAATCCACCGTCTATTGGAGCTTTTGAATACGTTGTTAGTGGTACATCATTACCATCTGTTACAACGACAGCAGTTACTAGTATTACTAATACCACTGCCTCTACTGGTGGTAATGTTACAAGTGATGGTGGTGCTACTGTTACTGCTCGTGGTGTATGTTATGCTACATCATATAATCCAACACTTTCTAATTCATACACAACTAATGGCACTGGTATAGGATCATTTACATCATCCTTATCTGGATTAACACTTGGTACTACATATCATGTTAGAGCCTATGCTACAAATAGTATTGGTACTTCATATGGATCTGATGTACAGTTTACTACTACCGGTGGATCTGGTACTGTTCTAAATGTAACAGGTCAAACATATCTAAGTACTGATCCTGACGAGTCATCGTTATATACAGCCGCTCACTCAGTTGCAACAACATTTAGTTTTACAAATAACTCTTTAACGTCAAATAATATAGCTGGATATCTGTTAGAGGCTGGCGATGAAGATATTGCTTCTACTAATAACTATCTAGATGGAGCCTTAATATCTGGGAATAAGTTTACTTGGACTGGCATACAAGATGGTAATATAATAACTCATGGTTTATTTATTGGATATATGAAGAACGATATTATCCAATATAACTATATGAATAATTTACCATTTGCAATTGTTACTAAATCAGGAACTGCTGCTGGAGTTAATATGATTAATACTACTGGTGTTATAGCATATAATGTTATAAAGAACTCACTAGTAGGTATAAGGATAAAAGGAATAAATGGGACATTGATTTATAATAATACCTTTTATGATAATCTTAGTAATAATGATAATTTTATTTATATATCACCTAATACAGATAAAGCTGTTCCAGCTAATTCAACTGGTACTGTTATAAAGAATAATATCTTTTATACAACCAATGGTAATGGCATATTATATTTTGAGGAAGCTGGCGATTTATCTGGGTTGGTATGTGATTATAATATATATTATTCCGAGACAGGTAATGTTTATTTTTGGAATGGGAGTAGTTGGTTGAATTTTACCCAATGGCAAGCGCTAGGATACGACTCTCATTCATATGTACAGAATCCAAATTTTATTAATAATACTAGTTTAGTTCCTGCTGCTAGAATAGATAGAGGTACTAATCTTGGTACGTCTTATAATAGTGGCTTAGCTACGAATAATACCTGGACTGTAGCTGTATCTCCAATCACTGCGTTACAGAATGGTACATGGCAAGTAGGAGCTTATGTCTATGGAGCATCTGGTACTGTAGTAGTTCCTACGATAACAACATCATCTGTTACAAATCTTACTTCTACATCTGCAACTTGTGGTGGGACAATAACATCGGATGGAGGTGGAGCAATAACTAGTAAGGGAATATGTTATAGTACTTCTCCCAATCCAACTATATTGGATACTACTATAGATGGAGGAACTGGATCTGGTACATTTTCCGTATCACTAACTGGTCTTACAAAGAATAACACATATTATGCTAGAGCATATGCAGTAAACTCTGCTGGTATTAGTTATGGCTCTGATGTATCATTTACTACTAGAGCATATAAGATTGTTGTATTTTAATCAAAGACACATGACATACACTACTTTAAAGTCAATAATAAACGAAGCATATTCTGAGTTCTCTAGTGACTATATTACTAATGAGATACTTGGTGCTAATAATAACTATAGCACTAGGAGGATATGTTTTGTAAAAGCTATATGGAAAACACTTCTTAACCAAAGTGGAGATGAGTCACTTGATTTATTAACTAAGGTTAATATACAAGAGTGTATTCGTCTATTCAATAAGTTCTCTAATTCTAAAATACAAATTGAATACGTATAATGAATTTATCAGGAAATAGAAGCGATTCAACAAGGGCATTAGTTTCTCCTACAACTATTAGTACGTCATCAATGTCATTGTCTGGCACTAATGAATTGCCAATAGCATATGCATCAGAAACTGATCCAATATTCTCTGCTTGGAATAGGTCTACTGGTATTATTATAACTGAGGCGCAGATACAACCAGGAATAGCATTTCCGGTTACGTTAACAGGAATACAGACTCTTACTAATAAAACAATAACTAGTCCATTGGGATTAGTGAAAGCCGATGTTGGACTTTCTTTAGTTGATAACACTGCAGATCTTAGTAAACCGCTTAGTATAGCAATGTCTGTTGCGTTAGCATTAAAAGAAGACTTATCTAATAAGAGTTTGAATATAGTTACTGATGCTTTATCAGATACCAAATATCCATCAGTAAAGGCTACAAAAACATACGTAGATAGTAAGATTGTTGGAATATTCGCTCACAATGATACTACTGCTAAACAGGGTGGTAGTGCTGGAGAATATTTCCACTTAACAACTGCACAACATACTATTGCAACACAAACAGCTACTGCCGCTAGAGCTGGATATCTTAGCGCTGCAGATTTTATAGCATTTTCCGCCGCTGGAACTGGGGTTGCAACATCATTAGTTACAACTAATTTCAGTATAGTGGAATCAGGTGGTAAGTTACTAATTAAATATGGAGGCACAACTATAGCTTCATTTTCTAGTGCAGGTTATTTTAAGGCTAAGGATGAAATAAGTGCTTTCACTACACCGTAAAAAATGAATTCTTTAGATAGACAGAGGGAATTACAAAGTACTAAGGAAGCCAATAATAAGGCTAGGATTGAATCTGATGCTAAATTTATTAAGGTTCCTACTAGATCATCGCAAGTTTTATCTAAGGAGGTTATAATTGGGAATAGTGAGGTATTGGCTAATGCGATGACAATGGCTTATCCAGCTGCTGGTATCTCTATATCCACTGGAACTAGTTGGGGGACATCTATTACTGATAATTCTACTAACTGGAATACCGCATATTCTTGGGGAAATCATTCAATGATTGGATATTGGAGTGGCACTAGCCATCCAACTACAGTGTTAGGATATGGAATAACAGATGGGATATCATTAGTCGGTACTCCTTCTAATAATCAAATAGCTGTATGGACAGGCGCAAATACCATTGAAGGAACTTCGGGCTTAACTTATGATGGTAGTATTTTGTCCGTAAGTGGTACGGTTACCTCCGATGCCTTTAAAACAAGTAGTGCAACTGCTTTTACTATAGAACAGAGTGGAACAAAATTAATTATTAAATACGGAAATACAACGGTACTTAGTATTTCTTCAGCAGGATTACTTACAGCTTTAGATGAAGTTACTGCATTTGGAACACCTTAAGAAATATAAATATGGCATTAGGAAGTATTGATATTACCACTGGTTTAGTTAGAACTACATTAAGCGAAGCTAATAATAATGTATTTGATTTAGATACATCTACCGCTATTAATAAGTGGAGTAGATATAAACCAGTGTCTGGAACATGGCCAGCTGGCTCTAGTGGTAAGTATGGATTGAATCTTCCTACCGATTGGGATCATCTTGATATAACATCAAATGCTAGGCTTGGAGACTTTAGGGGTTATGAACATACTAAAGGATTAAATAATACAGGCGCTGGCCCTATTGTATATTGTGAATATATGGATCAGGTTGATGGTACATCATTTCAACCGACTACATCTACGTATAATGTTATACCTAGAACATATACATTTAGATTCGAGAAAAGCACTGTTAGTAATTCTATAAGAATACTGACTACTGATGTTGGTCTTGATTCATACTATTGGGGTATAAGATTAGACTCTCCATCAACAGCTTATTATAAAACATTAAGTACCCTTAACACTAATACTAATTTAACATTAGATTTATTATTCACTGATCCAGGGAGTCTATCTTTTACAAATGGTTTTGGATGGCCAGCAGATGCCGAAGTTGGTATATGGAATTGGTATTTATTATTATGTTCTACAGAAAAAACAACATGGACTACTACTGCTGGAGACTTGGGAACGATCTTGTACTTACCGACAGAACCTGATTTAACAGTGTATTCTAGTGGACATCTTCATCTTATTCCTTATATTATCTGTGGATATACATCAGGTACTTATACTCCAATAGAGACATTGCCAAAAACTGGTGGACAGTTTTCTGCCACTGGTGGTAGTCTTGGTGGAACAGAGGAAACACATTGGGATTATACTGATGTATACACTAATAGTGGCGTAGCATATACGTGTACTAGATATGAATCTGATAAGTCTACTCCTGCTGCGTGGTATAATTTTATACACTCTAATGCAGCTCATGATACTGGAGTGTGTGGATCGAATACAAATTGTAGTAATGCTATTAGTGGTTACTCTACACGATTCTATTGTGATGATAATACAGGAGAAGATAGATTTGGTTCTACAAGATTTGTTTCTGGTGGCGCTGAATATTGGGTTGATGTGTATCAGTATGGGGCTAATCCTACTTATGATGTACAATATGAAGGATGTACTGAAGTTCCTGGATATATAAGTGTAACTGGATTTGTATATGGAACTATAGATATTACTGTAACTTTTAGAGTTAATGGTATGCCAAGTAGTCCACATGATGTTTGGGTAAGGTTATGGAATGCTACGCAGGGGTATTTTTATGATTTAGAATTAAGTGGTGGTAATCAAGTTACTGATAATGTATCTAAGACTTGTCATCTAATAACAGAGAATACTGATATATTAAGGGGTAGGGCATATACGATATATATTACAACTACAGATCCTGATATTTAAAAATAAATTTGGAAAATTGAAATATTTTACGTATCTTTGTATATTATTAATTAATAACGGATATCAATGGAAGAAAAAATTAAAGTTGAATTAACAGCAAATGAATTAGAAATTGTATACCGTGGACTCTTGGAGTTACCAAGTAAGTTCTCACTTGCTGTTATTCAGAATTTGGAAAAACAACTTCGTAAAGAAGAGGATAAAAAAGATGAAACTCCTGTTGAGTAGATCTTATGGTGACAAACAAACTACTGGGCTCTGTCAGATACTTGATGGAGCTCGGAAAGTGTTTGAGTTTTATTCCTTAGAACTTCCATTCTTGGGAAATGAACGTAATGTTTCATGTATACCCGAAGGTAAGTATAATGTTACAAAAATATTTTCTACATCTAAGGGTAAGTGTTTTCAGGTTCATGACGTTCCAGAACGTAGTTATATATTAATACATAAAGGTAATTATGCTACAGGATCAAAAGTAGACACACAGGGATGTATATTAGTTGGTAGTAGGTTTGAAGATATAAATAAAGATGGTAATCTAGATGTAATAGAAAGTACTGATACTATGACTAAGTTGATAGGTATATTACCAAATAGTTTTACATTAGTAATAATATGAATTTGCCTCCAATAAAAATAAATATAATTTCTGTATGGAAAGCATGGAGGGCTATCCGTAAGTTTCTTCATGATCAAAAAGTTAATTCGGTAAAAACAAAAGATATGTGTATAAAAAAGATAATAGAATGGTTTAAACCTGATCCCATTCCAGTTCCAGTGACAACAAAGAAAGCATTATTCTTTGCTATAAATGATTATGCTGGAATGAATAATGATCTTAATGGTTGTATAAATGATCAGAAAGATTTTATTGAAAGACTTAATAAGGATTTTCCGGGGTTTATAATAAAGAATTTTATTGACTCTCAGGTTACAAGAAATATATTTATAACAGAAGTAAAAGATGCCATCAAATCATTAACATCAGAATCAATGTTGTTGATCCATTATTCAGGACATGGGACACAGACGTATGATAAACATGGCGATGAAGAGGATGGTTATGATGAAGCGGTATATCTTTATGATGGTAGTGTTATAGATGATGATATAGCTGATGCATTACTTAACATACCACAAGGGGCTACTGTTGTTCTTATGTTTGACAGTTGTTTCTCTGGTAGTGTTACAAGGAGTAGACGTGGAAATACACATCCTCCTAAGAATAGATATTATCAAAACCCTAATCTTAAACCACGCAAGAAAAAAAGAATTAGGATAGCTAAAGAAGATATGAAATGGATTGTATTCTCTGGATGTGGCGAACAACAGACATCTGCAGATGCATATATTAATGGGAAGTACAATGGAGCATTTACGTATTATGCCTTAAAGACATTAATTCCTGGCATTACGTACAATGAATGGATAACAAAGATCAATCAATTCTTACCCAATTCTAAGTTTGATCAGATTCCTACACTAGAAGGGGACGAAACTTTATTTAATAAAATAGTATTAATTTAAAAAACAAAAAGAATGATTAAAGCAATTTATGACAAGAATGCACCAACTCGAAATTTGGTGACAACAATTAGTGGTATAGTGACGTTGGTCATTACATTACTATCAGGATTTAATGTTATTACAGCAGAACAATCTACTGTATTAACGGAACAGACTAGTTTACTAGTTACGCTTATACCTCAGGTAGTAGCTGCTGTAGCTGCATGTATTTTAGTATTTAAAGCTAAAGACTAATTATGAAGAAGTTTCTTATTATATTAGTTTTTGCGTTAGCAAGTCTTGGATTGTCAGGACAGGGGTTATTTACTAAGATCGACCAGAATGCCTTTAAGATCAAATCTAAGACACTCGGGGTTGATTCTATAGTATTGCCCTCAGTGAATAAACTCAGGCTCGTATATGGCGTTACAGGTACGTCCTTTAATCTCAAGACTGGTGAGATAGGATTTCTTAGTTCTACAGGTGTTGGATTATCATATATTAATTTTAAACTTAATGATGAGTCTAAGCCGTATGCAACATGGGGAGTCACTGGTATGGTATTATTAGCCAATAAGGAAAATGATCCATTATACCAGGAAGGTGGAGAGGTTGCGATGGGAGCGTTGATAGCAGGTAGTCTTGGTCCTCTTTCTGTAGGGCCAGCATATTATCCTTCTATTAAAAAGCTACTTCTTAATTTTGGAGTACAGTTTACATTTTAAATTTTAGGTTATGCTTTTAGATGACATTATTAGTTTATTAAGAGAAACATCTCGTAATGCCCATGTTGTAGATAATGAGCGTATCGACGACAGAATTTGGCAAGACTATATTATGCTCAAGAGAAATGTTTGGGTTAAGAACTATATTAATGAAAAGGGTAGTTTGGAACAGAACAATCTCCAGTTTGAATTACTAGACTTGGAGATCTATGATCCTGCTCTTTCATTAGGTGGTGTCTCTATAGGCAAATACATTCTACGGTCAGAGAAGTGCCCCATGCTTATTGAGGGGCGCTCTGGCGTAGCTGTATATGAATTAACTAATCCTGACATGGAGAGTAGGACTATTGCGCATGTACCAATGGATAGATTACGTTGGTGTGGTAATGGGATAACAAATAAAGATACTGTCTTTGCTGCTTTTTATGATGGTAGGTTTTATGTTAAATCTAATTCGGAACAACAGAAGGCGTTGACTAGATTGCGTGTTGTTGGTATATTTGCTGATCCAACAGAGGTATCTACATACGTAAGAACAACTGATGATTATCCATTAAATAATTATCAGGTTGAATATATGAAGAATGCTGTGTTACAACAAGATTTTAATATTTTACAACAGTCTAAATCTGATTCCAAGAATGATGCTAGTGGGGAGATATAGTATGATATATGGATAGAAAAAAAGGAACTCATAAGATAAATATTACAAGTGGTTTGTGGGATGCGTACAAATGTTTTAGAGAGAAGTATAAACTAGTGTATCCTGATATAACAAGAAAGAAATATGTTGACTTATGCCATATGATAAATAAGGCAATATCTGAAAAGATTATAAAAGAGTCATTTGAATTTAGAATGCCATATAGACTTGGCACATTATCAATACGTAAGTCTAAGCTCAAGATAAGTATTAAGGATGGTAAGCTTGAGAAGAATAAGATGGTTGTAGATTGGAAGAGGACGTGGGAATATTGGCTTGAACAATATCCTGATAAGACGAAGTCTGAGATAAAAGAGTTGAAAGGCAAGATAGCAATCTATAACATGAATGAACATACTGATGGATATATAATGGGTTGGTATTGGGATAAGAACACATGTGTGATAAAGAATCAAACAGTATATTACTTTAAACCAACTAAGGGAAATAGATTAAACTTAGCCAAATGGATTAAGTCAGACGAGAAAGAGAATGATTATTATTTGAGCACGAAATATGAAAGTAGGAGTAAAAAGTCCATCAAGAAATTCCTTAAAGAAAAAATATAAAAATAAAGATAATGACTAGTAAATTTATAAGCTTATCATCTATTATAGAACGAGTATATAGGACTGCAGATTATGAGAGTATTCCTTGGAGTGATGCTGCAGAAGATGTCTTAGATGTTCTCAGGTTAGTAGGAGTTCCTAACTCATATTTTGATAAGACAACTAATGGTCAGGGAGAGAATCCTGTTCCTATTATAGTAGATAACTTTAGAGGGGAATTACCTTATGATATGGCTATTCCTGGTCCATGTAGACTAATACAGTTAGATAGTAATTATGAAATTACCTCATTTAGAATGATGACTGAATCACAAGATTTGTTCTATGCATCACCAACTGTTAGGGAAGAATATAATACAAGTACTACTGAATCATCTAGCACTCTAGTCGCTACCTCTATGGAACTACAGATGGATCTCGCACAAGCGGAAATAGATGCAGGTAATTTAACAGATGCTGAGGCTATGTTAGAAGATACTATATCTGATGTTAGACAATCACAATCAAGGATAGTTACATCATCTACTACTAATCAAGATTTCTTTCCTAGATATAAGCTGAACAATGATTATATGTTTACTAACTTTAAGAATGGTTTTGTAGAGATGTCGTATAAGGCTTACCCTGTTGATGAAATGGGAATGCCTATGGTTCCAGATAATATAAAATTTATTAAGGCTGTTGAATGGTATCTTATATCTAGAATAGATTATAAGAGATGGAGGACTACACGTAATCCTAATGATGAGAAGATGTGGCTCAATTCAGATAAAGAATATTTATGGTATATACAATCAGCTAGATCAGCAGCTAGAGTACCAAGTCTAAGTATGATGGAATCTATTAAACGCATGATACTCAGATCAATACCTAAGATCAATGAATTTAATTCCTCCTTTAAAAATAGCTCAACTCAAGAGCAGAGAAAGTTCTAGGCTATGATAAAAACGAATAAACATATCTCTACATTCTCATCTGGAATAGACCAGGACACAAGCGTAAATAAAGTATCTAACACTCATTATTATGATGCTGAGAATATGCGTATTATGTCAGAAGATTCTTCTTCTATGGCCGCTATTAATAATGTTAAGGGGAATCAACTAAGATTAACATTTGATGCGGGTGATGTAATTATAGGCCATTGTAAGATACGTAGTAACTATACAGAGCCTACCAAGGATGCAATTGTTTTCTTCGCTTACAATGCATCTGGGACATCATCTAAGATATATTTATTCGAGGGTGATATATATAAGGTTCAGGAAAATGTTGTAATGGGTATTCCATTTCAAAGTCTTACTTATGGTACTTATGCTTATAAGGCTGGATATATATATGCTAATAGCGATCTTAATTTTAGCTCTAGTTATCCTATAAAAGCAGAGGGTAGGTATGAATCGGCTAATTTAAGAAAGATATATTGGGTGGATGGTTATAATAATATCAGATACATGATATTAGATTTAGTTGATCCAGCAGATAATGTAAAAATATTTGAGATAAATCCTAGTTCAACATTATTACAACCAACTGTTAGTGTAATAACTGGTGGTAAGTATTTATCTGGGACGGTACAATATAGTTATCAGTTATATATAAAGAATGGAGCTGCTACAACATATGCTCCAGTATCTGATCTTGTATACTTAACGGCTAATAATAAAGGTTCTAATTCTAGAACCTATAGTGGTAGTGAGCTTGGTCAAGATACAGGTAAAGCTGTTAGCGTAACAATAAATAATCTAGATGCTGCTTATAATAGAATACGTGTAGTAGCTATTCATTATCAGGAATATTTTGTTAATCCTACTGTTAATATAATAGGTGAGTTTGACTATAATGGCTCTCTTCTAACTATAGTTGACAATGGATATACTACATATGGCACTATTGATCTTGCTGAGTTTAGATTATTTGGACAATTAAATTATAAGGCTAATTACTTAGCTTCAAAGAATAACTATTTATTTTTTGCAGATATAACTGAAGATAAATGGAATCCAACATGGCTTGATCCTACTAATGGTTCATTTTGGGATTCTAGAGCCATAAGGTTTAAGTCAACGGGAACTGAGTCTAGGGTTCAGGATAGTGATCTTGGCGAAGTGGTTATTGATCAACCATTGTTTCCAACTCAATTGATATCATGGAATAATGCTGGGTGGACTAATTATGTTGCGACACATAATGGTATTAATCAATTTAACGATACCGATAATGATGGTGATTCAACAAAGGAATATAAGCTAAAGGCTGATTGTGCTACGGTTGGCGCTGAGGGGCCTAATGTTATTATAGATATTGATCACGAACACCTTACAATAGATACGGAGAGTGTTGGTGCGGGTTATACAGAAGCTTCATATGCTAGTGTTGGAATAACCGATTATCCAACTTCCCCAGTTGAATCTCCACATAGAGAATCACAAAGGACTGAAGTGTATAGAATGTTCATAGTATTTATTAATACTAAGATGCAATATTCTGTACCACAATGGATATGTGATTTTAGGATGCCTAACAATAGTGAATATGCGCTCGTAACTTATAATGTAACTACAGGCGCTAGAGAGGCTCAGTATATATATCCAAAGGTTACATTAAGAAATATGCCAACAGATGCAGATCTTTATGGGTGGCAGGTATTTAGATGCGAGAGGGGTAGTACCGATAGGAGTGTTTTATCTAGTGGAGTAATGTCTCCATGTTGGGATGAGACTGGCTATCTGGTGTCTAGCCAATATTCAGCCGATACATATCCATATTGTTTTGCAGAAACGGGATCTGTTATTCCTGGAACAATAGACAATTCAATAGTAGAGTTATTATCTCCAGAGATATCATTCAATAAAAACCTAAGATATTCTAGTGGTGATACTATTAGGGTTGATGGTAGGTATATGATATATGGGTCTAGGAGAACTATATGGGGACCAGACTCTGATAGGTTGGTAACATTATCTCTTGGCGCTACGTTGCCTACATATGGTGGCGATACTACTATTTATACCATAACCGATGGTGTATATCAATCTTTTGATGTAATGAGGGGAGATCCATTAGTATTTCCAGGTAGTCAGTTAATAGGAGGAAAGATGTACAGACACGCTTTATACTTTACTGATCTCACTACATATTGGCATGGCAATAGGGGATCGTCATTTATTGCTACGCTAGGTGCTGATTTATCTTTAACGGCTACAGTAGATAGTGTTCCAATGTATTCATATGTTAGAAATGTTTTTAATACACAATATAATGGGAATACATATGAAGCGCGTTCTTATAATGCCGTGATTCCTTATTCTAACGTTGTTCCTAAAGCTACACTAGAGTCTACATGTTATAATGGAGATACATTTATTAGCATGTTTGCATATCTAAGAGCTAGTAAACCTGATATATCTTATGGAACAGATACTATATTCCAACAGGAGATGGTTTATATCCCTTCAGAATCATCTATTAACTGTCATTATAGATTAGATGAAGTACAGAAGTATTATAGTCCAACTGAAATGGATTATATCCTACAGGAGACATTAGAGCAAGGGTTGGTATTACAACCATTAGATTACCCAATAGAGCTTGGTGATCTATATAGATACAACTCTGTGTATTCTAAAAGTGGTAATGCTAATTTGTTACAAAATACAGTCTTTGATTCTAGTGCAATAGAACATAGTGACGTAAAGATAATATCTACTGGTAAGAAAATAAATAATGAATATTTTGATAATTGGACTAATCTTTATACAAATAATTATATAGAGGTAGATCCTAGGTTTGGATCAATAAGAAATATCTTTAATTACAATAATAAGTTAATAGCAGGACAGGATAAAGCTATCTCTGTTCTTGCAGTACAGGACAGATCAATAATACAAGACTCTAGTAAGCTAGGGTTAACACTTGGTACAGGAGAGGTTCTATCTAGATATGACTATATAACAACTACATCTGGATTTCAGGATTATTTTGATATGTGTCTTAGTGATAGGTCGTTCTATTATCTTGATAGGAGGAACAAAGTTATACATTCGTTTAGTGATGAAGGGGATAATTTGATATCTGAGGTTAATGGATATAGAAGTTTCTTAAAGAGTCATGGTAATATATCAACTGTAAAGACTGGGTATGATCCACTCTATAAGGAAGTATTCTTTTACATATATGACGGTAGTATAAACAAGAATTCTCTATATAACGAATATACTACGTCATTTAATGGTAGGCATACATTTAGTCCGTCGTTATATGGAACATCTATGTTTAATCTAAATGATCAGTTCTATTCTTTGTATGGAAATACATTATGGATTCATAACTATGGAAACTATGGTGAGTTCTATGGGACTGTTTATGATTCTACTATTACAACGATTATTAATCCTAATAGCAATATAGTTGATAGATTTGACGTATTAGACTTACGTGTTGATGTTATAAGTAGCATTGACGGTTCGTATATAGAAGATGAGCAATTTGATTCCTTATACGCTAACAATAACTATCAGACATTATCTAAGACATTAACATTCTCGGGAGATGATCTTACTGAAGACACTAGTAGGGTGTTAGCTAGACAATGGCGTATTCAGTTGATACCCGATAACGATTCAAGTGAGGTGTATAGGATGACTGATACTTATCTTAAGGTTAAACTTACTAAGACAAATACTGATAATAATAGGTTAGTATTGCATGACATAATAACATACTATAGGCCAATTCGTGGGTAAGGTATTTTTATTTATTAGAGGGATATACACTTAAGATTATAGTGGATCAAAAATAATCGCATAATATTTTGGATATTACAAATATATTTATTATCTTTGCATTAAAATTATAATGATATGAAATCTAGTCAGATTAAAACGCTCAATACAAATATTGGTGCTAATAATACTAAGTACGTAGAGACTAAGAGATATAATGAATTACAAGCAGACCTAGAAGCTGCCATCATTAGTCCATTCGTAGTACAGGGATTCGCTAATCCGTTAACATTCGACGCTAGAGAGAAAAAGGATTTTAGGTGTATAACTGTATCTGGTGATACTACTATTAATCTTATTAATACTCTTGATGGAGATGCTGGATTAATAGAGTTGCTAATTACTGGTGCTGGTGGTTATGCATTAAGTCTTGGTACTATGTTTACTAAGGATGTTAGTGGTACAGCGTTAGATGCTACAGCCGCTGCTGATAATTTTATTGGATGGCGTAAGGTAGGAACAGATATAGTATATTCTATTAATCAAGTACAATAATGATACGTGGTAATCAATATTTCGGTTTAGGCACAGCGGGGAGTGGATGGTCGCCAAAACTAATTGAGTCTAAGTTACTTTACTGGGGCAAGGTATCTGAGATTACTGGTGGACAAATGCCAAACAAAGTTACCGGAGCAACGGATCATATTGACATTGGCGGTTCTGCTGGAACATATACTTTTAGAGTACCTAATACTGCTGCTTATATTTCTGCTGATACTGATTATATCTGGTTCAAAACAGATACTTCACAGAGAATAACAACCGAAGCTGAATTAGTTGGTTATGACCTTCCAAGAACTTCGGTAAAGTATGATAATACAACTCCTTATCTTTTAAGAGAGATTCTTATTTTAAAGGCAGGTGAAACATTAACGACTGCCGAAGAAAATGCGATGAGGGATTATATGCAACTGTCTATATGGTGGAGTAACGTTTCTTCTACTCACGGAATGACTAAAGGAAATAGAACAGCACAACAAAATATATGGACACCGGAAGCCGTGGGAATTGGATATTTGAGTAAGCCACTTGGAACCGAGTATGCTTACGTAGCGGATAACGGCGGTTTAGATGTTGGTGCAGGCCCATTTACATTTGCTGTATGGGTTAAGGGACTTTCAACAATAGGAGATGCTGATATATTTTATATCGCAGGAAAAGCTATTGCATTTTCAGTAAATGGCAGATATAACTTTGTAACTAATACGGGAACGGGACAAATATCAGCAGCAAATCAGGGATACGGTGGTTATAAAAACATAGATTCAACCGTTTCATTAAAAGATGAAGTTTGGCATTTTTTACTTATGGAGGTTGCTGGTACGGGATATTTAAGACTTTGGATTGATGATACGGAGATAGGAACACAACAGGCAAGCGACTTTAATGCTACTCTTGATAATGCTTTTAAATTCTATATCGGTGCAGGTAATAATGCTGATGGATCTGCTGTTGCGTATATTTCTAAAGTATCATTTGCAAGAGCAATAGTTTATAAAAGTGCTTTATCAGCAGGAGAAAAGACAGCATTAATGAACGGAACTATAAAGGCGGGTTATACAGCCTATTGGAAATTGGATGCTTATCCGTTGGTTGATGAAACTGGTAATTTTAATCTTACAGGGGTTAATTTATCTGCTGCAAATATTCTAACAACACCAAGTTTACCTTAAAAATATAAATATGGCAACATTCGGAGGCGGGATGACACCTGCAAACTTTTATACAGGACTAAATAAGCTACCTTATTTTAACATATTAGCCTATGGTGCTACAACTGCATCAGATGATAATGTTACTGAAATACAAGCTACAATAAATGCTGCTGCTGTTAGTGGCGGAATTGTTTATATTCCGGCAGGAACATACAAAACAGGCAAGCTAACAACTTATTATAACGTAACAATAGAAGGTGATGGAATTGGTAGCGTATTACAGTCTATTGCCGCAGAGGCATTAATAGAATCTATTTATACCGCATATTATTTCCCAAATGGGGGTATTAAGAATTTAGTTTTAGATGGAGACAGTATAGGGACTATTGGATTTAATACACAAATGGTTTGTTGCTTTACAATAGATGGAGTATATTTTCATCATTTTGTTACTTATGGAATAAACTTTCAAGGTTCACTTGTAGGCCTGATTAATAACTGCTATTTCTATTATAATGCTATTGCAGTCAACGGTAAAGGTATCACTGTACCAGCAACATCAATGGCTAATCTTGTTACATTTAAGGAGTGCCAATTTGCACATAATACTACATGGGGAGTAAAATGGGAAGATGGCAGTTTATTAAGATTTGAGAATTGTGATCTTGAATTAAATGGCACTTCAGCAAATTATGCCACGGGTTCTGTTTATGTAAAAAACGGGGATGGAACCACAACAGGTAATACTCCTTCATTATATATGCAAGGCTGCTGGTTTGAGAGAAATAACGGCTGGATGGTATTTATAGATGAGTCTGCTGTTAATACTATGTCAAGTATATGCGATAGTGTATTTTGGTATAATTCAGCAGATGACGGACATAATATTAAGATAGTCGGAGCAGCTAAAGAAAATAGGTTACTATTAAGAGCCTGTGACTTTGCAGATGTTTTTAATCTGACTATTGATGGAGCCAAAGCGTTAGTTGTTAATGATAACTGTTATTTAGAGGGGACTGTTACATTAGCAAATAGTGGTAGGTATATAAGACAAAGAGATTGGAACGGTAGAGTTATTGCTCCGCAATTTATAGCAGCGTTAACGGATGACACACCTTCAGATAGTGAAATTGATGCAGCAACAGGTCTGACTCCGGCAACCGCAGGAGCAGGATGGCAATGTACGATTAAAGATAGTTCAGGATCAGGATTGCTTTATAAGATAGAATCAGACGGCACTTCTTGGTATTATACAAAATTAACAGCAGCAATTTGATGAAACTAATCCTTATATATATCGTAATTATCATTTTAAAGGCCATTGCTGACGGTCTGAATGATAAGGGTAGTAAACCACTTGGACATACTACCGATGCGCTGTGGCTTGGTATAATGCTTGTTTATCCGGTTGAATTAGTCTGGTATGTTAAATTGATTTCTTTTACTTTGCTTATGATAGCACTTTTTGACTTTACATACAACATTACACGAGGATTGCCGCATCGGTTTGTCGGCACAACTTCCTGGTGGGATCAGGCAATTTCAACGGTGCCATTTGGATTCATGTTATTTGTAAGAGTGATTTGTTTGATAGTAGGAATATTTTTAATCTTAAACAATGACTAATGTCTAAAAGTAATATAGATATTAAAGAAAGTAAAAAAGGTAGTCTTCATAAACATCTTGGTGTATCGAAAGATAAGAAGATACCAGCATCCAAACTTGCTATTAAAAAAACAGATAGTCCTGCTATCCGTAAAAAGAAGCAATTTGCTATAAATGCTCGTAAGTGGAAGCATGAAGATGGTGGTTATCTTGATAGTATGGGAATGGGTAGTTGGCTTGTAGGTGCTGGTGAGGGTGCTTTAGGTGGCGCTGCCTTTGGTCCAATAGGTATAGCTGCTGGTGCTACATTAGGATTAGCTAAAGGTATAATGGGTGATATAGGTCAGAATAAACAAAAGAAAGCACAGGAAGACGCTCAACGTCAACAGATGGAACAGGCTATAGGACAACAGAGATTAGAGGGTAGTAGGCAAGTGTCTAATATACCAACATTTCCATTAGGAGGTGATGTTAATCTTATAGGACAGAACCTAGGATTAGGATATAAGCTATATCCGTGGGGCGGTACACCTAGTTGGGACCCCAATGAAAGGCCTATGCATAATATGTATGAACTTGGTGGTAATATAAATGAAGTATCAGATTTAAAAGGATATAGTTATAACCTTATGGCTAATGGTGGCTCATTAGCCGAACTACCATCATGGTATCGCTCTAATGCGTTATCTATGGCTAAAGGTGGTCATATGCCTGAAGGTAATGCTACATTAAAAGAAGCTAAGGAATTTGAGAAGATGTATCCTAAAGAAATGGCCTTTGGTATGCAGACAGAATATGAACATACAGGGAATAAAAAATTAGCTATGCGTATAGCTGCTGATCATATTAAAGATAGTATAAAGATTAATCAAGGTGGTGAACCTGATTATTATCAGAAGCTACAACAGGCTGGTATATCTGATGAGTTGAATAAGATGCCACAGATGAAGGGTGGAGGGTTTCTTAAACCAGCCAAGGCTGCCGAGATGCTTAAGGATGGTAAGATACATGGTAAGCCAATAACAGAAAGACAACGTAAGTATTTTCAAGCCATAGCCCATGGATGGAAACCTGATAAGAAGATGGGTGGTGGACCAATGGATATGCAACAAGGTGGTGATATTAATAAACTTATATATAATAAAGAAAATATATTAAAGGCAGATCCCATCATTTCTGGAATGGAAAAGACGAGAAGTAATCAATGGGATGAATTTGATAGTTTAGTAAATGATAAATATGAATCATTAGTTGGTAGGATTCCATATGATATTAAAGATAAATCTACATTTAAGATAATAGATATAGAGGAAGGAAAACCGGGAATAAGACATGGTGCAAAGATTAACAAACAGATATTAGCCGATTTGTCTAAAGCTGCCGCAAAAGAGAAAGTTCCTCTTATGGATGCGCTAGAGACTTCAATGAGAGAGAGTGGAATTGGATCTTATTCTGGATATTCTAAATCACGCCAAGCTGAGGGATTAAATCCTGAAGTTGTTATGGCGGGATGGTCTTCTCGTTATATAAAAGGTATGCCAGATTCTTACGATCAATATTTACTGAAAAGAAATTTAGTCCCTAAGGATCTAATATATAAGGATTTCAATGGATATGGTGTCAATAGTGCATTAGATGAGCAATGGTATTTAAGCAATCTTGATAAATATAAATCCTATTTAAATGATTTTAAACAAGATTCTACATTAAACGAACCATTCAGGAAAGAAATGAGATACTTAAAAGATAATACTGGACAGAAATACAATCCTGGTGAAGGAGATAGAGAACAGAAACTTGCTAGGGAAAGAAAAGTTATTATGGCTAATCCACAATTATATAATTATGCTGATTCAGTATATAATGCTAATAAGGTATATGGTGGTTCAGTATTAATGGATTCATATGCGCTAGGAGGTGGATTACATAAGCTTCCAGAAACTGGTCGTATACTTGATAGAACAACTACTAGTGGTAATATGGATAATGGCACTTCTAATAATGATAATGTAGTTACTGAGTATAAAGGAGGAGGAACTCATGCGGAGAATAGTAATGGAGGAATACAGATTGGACAAAAAGCTCGTGTTGAAGAAGGTGAGGTTAGGTTTGATGATCCTGATGGTGATTCTTCTTACATCTTCTCAAATAGAATACCCTATAATAGAAAATAATATGGCAAAGAAACAGATGACTTATGCCGATATGGCAAAGAAGATAAAGGCTAAATATAGTAGAGCTGATTATGATAAGATGGAGCATGATGAGATGATTGCTGAGTTACGTAAGTTACGTGATGAGCAAGAGGAAGATCGTGCTGTTATGGGTATTGCTGAACACGCAGATAATATGGATAAGGAAGATCAATTTGATGGATTAAATAATAGTCAATATTTACCTAATACGTTTAAAACAAAGCCGTTGGCTTATGATATTCAAAAAGATAATGTTTATGGTGACGGTATCGGGTTGAATAATAATATAAATGCTACATCAAATAATTCTATGCCAGTAGATAACCCATATAGTGGGGTTAACGCTCCTGTTAATGTTAATAATAGTGCTTGGCAACCAATGGATAATCCTTCATTGTATGCTAATGCCAATAGATCTTTATCGTCTACTACAACTAATAAATGGCAATTACCCAAGACTAGTATATTGCCAATGGCTATATCAGCTGGATCATCTATCATAGGTGATATATTACAGATGCGGAATATCAATAAGAATATGCCTAAGTCTGTAACGCTACCAAGGATGAATGCTGAAAGGATCTCACTAGAGCCACAGAGACAGGGTTTACAGCGATCATATAATACAGTTGGTAATGTTATGATGCGTAACGCAAGAGATGTCTCAAGTCCTGGTAGTGCCTATGCTAATCAGATAGCTGGATTAACTGGATTGACAGATTCGTTAGGAACACAGATGGGAACATCATATATGAATGAGGCTAATACTAATGCTCAGATGAGGCAAGATGCTAGCATGAGAAATCAACAGGTAGGTGTGCAAGAAGCGTTGCAGAATGTACAGTTACAACAGCAGAATGCTGGGATGAAAGGTGATATTATAAATAGCCTATCACAAACAATACCAATGGCTTTAAGAGACTACGGACAACAGGCTAGTCAGACAAATATGTTAAGTACCATGGGGAAAGACTATGGATTATATAATAGAATAAATCCTAATGAGACATTCAGGCAGAGACTTGAGAGACTCATGAATATGGCTCCATCAGAAGTAGTTAATAGAAACAATCCTTATATTAGACAGTAATATGGCTTACGTACCACAGTTTATTCAAACAGATCCTTCAGTATTACAGGGTACTCTTAATCAGTATCAACAGGCTTCTGACACAGAAACAGCAAGGCAGAATCAGGTTAGTGATACTTATAGTGCTATACCTACTGCTCAAATTGACGCAGCTGATAAGGCTCAGGTAATGGGTCAGTTTGGTAAGATCCGTGAGGAGTTAGATAAGAAATATAATTATGATAGGGCTAATAGTCAGTATGCACAAGATCTTGCTAGAGAGATAACTAACCTACGTAGTAATCCTTTATGGGGACATCTACAACAGAAGGATGAATTGAATAAGATGAGGCAACAGTTAATAGCTACTAAAGGTGCTGATTACTATGAGAACTTTAATCCTAATGCTATTACTGTAAAAGATGCTAATAAGTTGCAAGATTGGAAGCCAGTAGACCTTAAGGATGTTAGAGAGGCTGCCGCTTTAGCTGCCAAAGAACATGCTAAGAGTATTTATGCCACTACATATGACAAGACAACTGATCCTAATTATATTTTCAGAACAGAACATGTAGGATATAAAGACACTAATCAAGCTAGTCAGTTCCTTAATACTCCAGAGGGAGATGCTTGGTTGAAACAGTCTATAGCATCTAGAGGATTTGATCCTAATGACCATATAATGTATAAAGAAGCATATACCGCAGCTTTAAGTAATCTTGTTGGTACTGAGAAGACTGATAACCTTATTAACTATGGTTATCGTGATGCTCAAGAAGAGGCTGCTAGAAAAAGGGTTACTACTAGTACAGACCAATTACCACTTGTTAATACTGGTAACTTTGGCGAACAGAAAGCATACGGTGTCACTGATCTTGCTGATGCTTACAAGAAACAACAGGAATTAGATGCGTTAGATAAGATACCAGAAGAGAATAAAACGACTGAACAAAGCGCACAGGCTGATGCCTTACGTTACGATATAGAGAAATATCAATCATTGATGGCTGAGAAAATGAACTCTCCAATTGGTAAGCGTGTGCAAGAAAGAGGTCTTAGTCTTATGAATGAAAAATATGGACTTACTGGTGATGAGGCTCAGAAAAAATATAATGAATTAATAAACTATTTTGCTCAGACTAATGCCTATGAAAGATCATTTGAGGGTGGTGCTTTTGGTGGTGTAGGTAGTAAGATAAGTGCTGGATTATCTGTCATAGCTAATACAGAGAGAATAGCTAAGCAAGCTATGAAGTCAGCATTGCCATGGAAGGATAAGGAGAAGGCAATGAATAATATATCATCATCTATAAATAATATAGCTAAGGCTATTGATGGTGACGATAAAGATGGTGAGAATGAATCTGATCAAAGCATGGTTCATTATGCCACCAACGAGGCTACTGATAAGCTAGCCGCTAAATATTCTGATCCTAAGGAATATAAAAAGATGTTATTATTAAGTGATGCAAAGAAACAAGAATTATTTTATTCTGAGTTTTATAAATCCTATAGAAATATTAAAGAATTTAAAAAGTTCTATAAGGCTAAAGGAGATTACTTTGCAGATGGATTTGCTAATATAGAAAGACCCTTAAATGAAGATCTAGGGAAAGGAGAGACTGTTGTCTATCAAAAATATGCATTTGCTCCAGGAACAAAAGACGCTACTACAAAGCCGTATTTTGATTTTGCAGTAGATCATCTAGAAGACTTCGACGTATATGAAGTTAGTACAGATAAAAGTAAAAGAGATACAAAGAAGACATTTGAAGAAGCTTCTAAGGTGCGTGATGCCCTTAAGGCTGATCAAGTTAGTGGCGCATTCGCTTTCGAGAGAGAATCAGAACCACAAATTATACTTACTGGAAAAGACGGAAAACAATATAAATTAAAGATGGATCTTAATAAGATGTCTACTGATGTGGCAATGAAATATGCTGAAGACACTGGTAGAATAGAGTTCTTAGATGGTAGATTTAAGGACATAAGATTCTCTGAAAGACCATACAGTGTTGCTGATAAAGATAATTACCTTAAGAATGTTCTTAAGAGAACATTTGGTGAGGATGTTAATCTAGATGCGTTTAAGGGTGTTCAGGTTTCTCAAAAGAAGATTGGGAAAGAGATACTTTATACGCTATATCATCCATCATTAGGGGCTAATGAACCTATTGAATATGGAAGTAAAGCACAACTTATGTATGCATTAAACACAATTTATAAGACAAGAGTACAGTAAATATAATTTAAATCTTTATGGCTACACCTTCAGTGTTGGGACAAGAACCTATTGTTCCAGAAAATTTATCTAAACCAACGTTAGATAAACCCGGTATTACTGAACCTGATCTTGCAACTAATTTGCGAGCTATCAGTGCTATGGACTTTGGTAGGCCTGCGCAAGCTACCACTCTTCCTGTTTCTGAACGTCAGTTTGCTAAAAGGCTTAGTCCTATGGCTCCTGTTGTTGGAACTAATATTATGGAAGACCTAGCTCAAGATCAATCAGGTTGGGAGCAAATGGCCTATCTAGTGCCAAGAGCATTAAGTAAAGCAGCAATAGAAGCCGCTAAACTTCCTGGTATGATAGAGGGATTTGGTGAGTGGGCTACTACTGGATTCTCTTCGGAAGACTATGGTAATGCTTTTAATAATGGATGGGTACTTGCATTAGATAGGTTCAATGAACAGATACAGAAAGAAGGCTTGCCAGTATATGTCCCACAGTCAGTACAAGATGGAAATATATTTAAGAAGTTAGCATCTACATCATTCTGGGCTACAGAGGGAGCTGATGGTGTTGGATTCTTATTGGGTATGATGGCTCCAGGCGTTGCTCTTAGGGCATTAAAGCTTGGTGCTAATACTACAAAGTTATTTAGTGGAGTCAATAAACTAGTCAAGCCAGGATCAGAATTAGAGACTATGGCTGCTAGTATGAAAACAGCTAGTCGTATAGATGATTGGTCAGCAGCTGCTGTTAACACAGTATATGAGGCTGGTATAGAGGGACAACAGGCATTCAATGACTATCTTAATCAATATCCTGGTGATGTAGAAGGTGCTGGTAGGGCTGCTAAGCAGACATTCGTAGCTAATAATGCTATACTGTTAGGGCCAAACCTACTTAATCAGAAATGGTTATTCAATGGATTCAAGAGAACAGAGCAAGTAGCTAAGTCAGTTGGTAAGCCAGCCGTAACTAAAGCTATAGCTTCTACTATAACCCCTACTGGTGAACTTGGTAAATTAGCTACAAAAACTACTTTTGATAAGGTATTTGATGTCACCAAGATTATAGGCAAGGGTGTTTTATCTGAAGGATTCTTTGAAGAAGGATTACAGTATGCCACATCTGAGAGAGCAAAGAAGACCAAGGGTAATCTAGATTTCGCTGGAATAGTTGATGAATATATAAAAGATATTACTGCCGATACGCAAGGTAATACTGAGATGTGGTCAGGTATAATACTTGGTGGTATCATGGGAGGTGGGATGTCTTCTTATGGGGCTATAAAACAAGCCAAGACCGAGGAGAAGTATGGTAAAGAGTTATATGGGTTATTGAATAATAACTACATTAACTATAACAAAACATATAAGGATTTTGCTAAGACAGAAAATGGTCAGCCAATATATGATAAGAGTGGACAGATAGAGATAGACATACCTAAACTTATTGCTGGTGGCGCATTTGCTATTAAAAATGCAGCCTTGCGTGAGTCGGCATTAGCAGCTTATGAAGATGGTGATCAGGAGACATATGATCAAGTAATGAATCTCATTCACTTTGACTATATGTTACCATGGTTACAGATGGAAGGTGGTATAGATCTATTAAAAGAACATATCAAGGCTATAGCTGTTAAAGAAAAGGCTAGTGATGAAGCAAATGGTATAACTGATTCTAAGAGTGTTGCTGAGATAGAACAGTCATTAGTAGATAAGGCTACTAAGTTTCAGGAGATATACAATAAGATAAACGATACTCATGATCTATCGTTTGATATTAGTAAGAAGAAGACAGCTACTAAGGATGATATAAAATCATTTAGTGATCTTGTTAAGGCTAATAAGATGTCTGCTAAGGTGCAAATGGATCATTTTACTGATAGGGTTAATAAATTAAAGAATACATTATCTACTAATGGCGTAACATCCTCTTTTAGTAAGATGGATGATGCTATGGTTTCTGAGTTGGAAGATAGTTATAAGAAACTTGCCTCTACGAAGTCATTAGATAGCGTACAGCAAGCTGAAATAGAACAGACGATAGCAACTGTCAAGCAAGGAGTAAAGGTCTACAATGAGGCTAGAAAGGCCCTTAACGAGGCTTTTGATAAGAAGAGTTTAAATAAGGCTTTTGATCAATGGTTAACAGCTAAAGTAAAAGGAGAACAGAATAAGACTAATCTAGGTAAGCTTAAAGATCCTGGGTTGGCAAGTATATGGAATAATGCTAACAAGAAAGGTAATCTTGGTATTAAATATACTGATGCGTCTGGTAAGGAACATGCTGTTATTGCTAAGATAAACAAGGTTAATGAAGATGGTACATTAGATGTATCTGTATTAAACAAGAAAGAAGATGGTACGTGGGAGCCTAAAGAGAACATTACTATCAATAATTCTAAAGAAATAAAACTAAGTGATGGTACTGTTGTTATTGCTGATATATCTAGTTATGCTACTCCTGAAGAAGCTGAGAAAGGCAATCTTATAAATGGTAGTAGTGGTACTAATATAGAAAATGAGCTATCACATTCATTTGAGATAGCAAGTGTTAGTTATGAGAAAGACCCAAAGACTCCATATTCTGGGTTTGATTCATTTCTAAAGATAACATCTAATCAGGATCAGGCTGGTACTAATTCTAATGTTGCTAGATTCTATGTCTTTGTAAATAACTATTGGAATAAAGGACAGACTTATCAGGGTAAGGTTGTAATGAAATATTCTTTCAAGACGTTTCATTATAATCAGATGGCTAATCAGAGCGACCTTCTAAAAGATAAATTACTATTCTATGTTGGTGATGGTAAGTTCATGTCCTATAATGAGATACAGAAAGCTGATAATAACGCTAGCATAATAGATAAAGCTAGGCAGGATATAAAGGTAGTTGTTGTTGATGCTATTACTAAGGATATAAGTAAGTTTGATGATAATGGTGAACCTGATGAAGCTAATAATAATATAATATTCTCATCATTAGGTAGTGGTAGTGTAAAGACATCGGGTGATTTTGATAGGTTTAGTGGTAAGAAATTTGAGCAGATAGTTAAAGATCAGAAGATCAAAGAAGGGATGTCTAACAAAGATGCTGAGGAATTCGCTGCTAAAGCTTATAAAGACGACTTTGTTAAACAACTAGAAGCTTATCGTACTTTTAGAGGGACATTAGCTACTGAACAGGTTGTAATAGATATAACTGGCATTAATCCAGGTATTAGACAATCAGATAATGTTGTTGAGATTCCATTGTTAAAAGCTACATTTACTCCATTAAATAAATTACATTTTACAGTATCTGCACCTATCCTTAATGAAGGTGGTGCTCTAGCTAAGCATATATATAGTCCGTATGGTATTGATCATAGTCTAATCAGTGGTCTTACATATGTGTGGATTCAAGGCAATCCAGTTGTTGTTAAGCAATTAACTCTTGCTGATACTAACAGCGTACAGGATATACTTAATGCTTTAAGATATGTTGCTAGTGGTAAAGAGAAAGCTAATGATGTACTTACTTATCTGAAGAGTGTTATTCATATGAATACAGATAATGAAAAGTATAAGTTATTTTTTATTAATTCTGTTGATAATCATGGTGAGCGTGTTAGTGGGGCCTTTGAAGCACTAGTATTCGGTGGTAAGTCTATTACAGCAGATAACCTTGCTAAAGGAGAAGGTGTTGAAGAATTAGTTACCTTCCTTAATGATAAGAGATGGAACTTCTCTAAGAAGTTATTAGATCCCGCTAATAAAGCTGTACCATTTACTGAGTATAAGGTTAATAATAAGTTAGAGGTTAGTGATAGTCAGTGGAAGGCGGAGGATGATGGATATAGAGGATTCTTGTTTAGTGATAAGAATAAGAACGTTCCTAAGGGTATTGTCCGTATTAACTATATGCCACAAAGTAAGGTAGCTTTAGCTATTAAGCCTCAGTTTAAGAATCAATCCTTACGTACAAGGGTAAGGCCTGGGCAGATAAAAGAGAAGGAAGAGCCAAAGGGTGAACCATCTATCTTAGATATGCTTGGAGGACCAAAACAAGAAGCGCCTTCTGATATAGATGTAGCATGGAATAAAGTTAAGAATGGTCGTACTGGCGATAAATATAGGGAGTTAGCAAGAGAATCTATCGCTGATGATAAGATAGATGAGAAAGCATTAGAAGCCGTAGCTAAAGAAAACTACTATAAGGCATACGTACGTAATAATCAAAGGAACTCATCACAGAGTTTTACAAGAAAAGTAAATGATGCCAAAGCTAAATATACCCTTGAGAGGGGAACTGCTATAACATGGTTTATAGATAAGTTTCCTGATATACCTATAGATATAGTCAATGGTATAATAAATAGTAAGGACGGTGCTAGATTGTGGGGTCAGTTACTTGAAGGATCTAGGGTATTAATATCTAATCTTGCAGAAGAAGGTACTGCTTATCATGAGGCATTCCACGTATGGAACATCCTATTCAACGATGAGCAGAATAGAAAAATCCTATATAATGAGACAAGGAAGAGAATAGGTAATGATAAGCTTACTGATCGTGAAGCTGAAGAAGTATTAGCAGAAGAGTTTCGTGACTTTATGTTATTAGGCGATTCCTATAAGTTTAATAAAGGTGAGACAGTTAAGCAAACATTATTCCAGAGGATACTACAAGCTATAAGGAATATAATTAGAAGTATTAGTGGTAAGGATGCAAAAGAATTAAGCAGTAAAGAGATTGAGAATGCCTTTAAGAAGATAAATGATGGGACGTTCTATGGCAAGATAAACCAGACAACAGAATCATTTAACAGTATCGAAGGCGTAGCTCCTATGGAGAGACTTGCATTACTTAAAGATATAAACTATAACTTCTTCGATAAGCTTATAAAAGACCTTGGTAATGACGGTGATCTTCTCTTTACATTTGAGAAGTCTCCAGAGAAGATATATGATGAGTTATACGAACACTATGAGTCTATAAACAATGAAGATGAAGCTAGCGGTGTTAGTCAGATATATAAAGATGTTGTAGAGAAGTGGGATGACTTTATATATGACCATAAGTTATTCCTTACACAATATAAGATAGATATTAGAACAAGTAAAGAGAAACAGAAGGTATATGAATCACAAGAGATTGATGAGGATGAATTAGATGGTAAGACACTAGAACATGTAGAGAGTTTTACTAGGCCTATATCTGACAATATACAGTCGCCTATACGCTTACTTGTTGGGTCATTGAAATACGTTGATAGTAACGATATAGATGGTAAGACTACCTTTATACCTATCACTGATGCTGAGTTTATGACTAACTCCAATGTGGAGTACAATAAGACTATGAACCTTATTATAAATGAATTGACTCAGATAACATCTCCTAAGAAGATGATGGAGAAACTATTCTATCTTACTACTAAAAGAGACAAGAATGGTAGACTTATCTATCCTGAACTAACACAGCTATATAGACATCTTGGTGGAGATCAGTCTCATGATGTGATGAGTGAGACGAAGAAGAAATTACATATGCAGTTCTACTCTAGCTTTGCTACTAATAAGAATAGAGTTACTCTTGTCACCTTTAAGAACGATGGTAAGATGACCTATGCTGATATGGTTGACGACTCTGTAAAAGAAGTAACAAAGAAGACATGGATAGAGAATGCATTAAAGCTTGTTGAGGATAATAAAAGCAAATATATAAAATATGTCGATGGTGATTATAAGATAAATATATCGTCATTACTTAATGATCTACGTGTTGCTAGTAATAAGGGGACACTTAGTTCTATATTAGCTAATCTAGGTATTATATTTGCATATCCTGAAGCTTCTATTAATGGTAATGAGTTTACCAAAGCATATGCATCTAGGTTGATAGAGGAGCTTAATAGGTATAATCATAAGAAGATAGACATGTCACTTAATGATCTCTACGATCCTAATAGGGTACAGAATCAGGGTGAGTTAAATGCTATGGCTATATGGGGCTCAGAAGACCTTACTAACGATACTGATCTTATGTACTTCAATCAGGATGGTAATATGGAGTGGTCTATAACAAGGAACTCCCATTTATCTGAGATGAAGAATAGGTTTAATGAGTTTGCTAGTGATAGAAGGATGGATGAGAATATTCCTGTCCCAATAGAATTACAGAAGCATATGCCTTATAATAGTACTAATGGTAACTTATTTGCTCTACATAGCAAGTATTGGGGTTATACATCGTCAGGTGTTAAGATTAAATTTGGCCCGATAAAAGCTATTGCTACACAAGATGGTGACGCTGTAGAGATGGATCATGCTAACTTTTCAGACTATAAGAGAGCGACTTTTGATCTTATACTACGCAATATAATACCATTAGTAAGAGCTGCTGATAGGGGTCCAGAATATGCATTTGAGGCAACAAAGACAGACTATAATATAGGAGAGAATACTATAATAGATGACCTAAGAGATAGTTATCTATATGATGAGTTAATAACATCATTTGCATTGTTATCAGAGATAAACTACAATAAAGGTAATGAAGATAATCCATCTCATAAGTTTGGATCTAATCTACATAACTATAGTAATAATGCAAAGACATTACGTGTATTTAGCTTTCTTTTTGACAAAGATTTCAATAAAGGTAATAAATTACAGTCATTAGAATCATATGTAGGTGATAACTCAGATATTTCATTCGAGAAACTTAAAAGTCTTACATCTGAATATCTAATAGCAAATAGAGAGATTATTGATAGTCTTATCAAAAGTTTCATGACTGAGAGTATGGCTTCTAATAAGGAGTCATTACTTGAAAGTATGATAATAAAAGATAAAGGTGATGGTACATTCATGTATCCAGGTCTCAATGAAGAGACTCTTGGTAAGCTAGGTATTATACCATCGGCACGAGGTACTATATCCTCTAGCGATGTCAATAAGATGTTACGTGTGCATTTCTATAATTACTTTGTAGGTGTACAAGAACAGTTAAAGATGTTTCTTGGCGATATGGCTAGTTATGCTAGTGTATCAGATTTCCTTAAAAGAACAACATCTTCTGCTTCTACGAAACTACAGACAGCTAATGATGAGAAGACATTACAGTTGATGAATAGGCTTAGGCAAAAAGTTAATGGTCATGAGCATTCGTCTACTGTAAGAGAGTTAATAATATCTAATATAAAAGGAGATGCTTCTCCTGAGCTTATAGCATTTGACAAGGCTTATTCAAACATGGATATAGCTGATGGTCAGATGTGGGGATCATTAGACTTTGTACGTGGTATGTTAGATCGTAATGGTACTTGGTCTGATGAACAAGAGAGGTCATTCCAGTATGAGATGCAGAAGCTCACATTAGAGGTATTGAGAGACCCAGAATTACGTGATATCTGGCCATTAGCAAACGAGTCTATGTTCACTGATGAGAATGGAGTATTTTATAATCATACTAATGGACGCATACCAGGAGCTCCTATGTTTAATGGCGAGACAATTGATCCATATGATAAGGATGCAATGGGCCAGATACCAGCATTGAAACCATTAGGTGCTGGATATATTGAACAGGAAGATCTTAATGTTGGTGTTATGGATATTAGTAAGATGTCTGTAGCTCCCATATTCCCATCACAATTAACTAGAGAGAGGAAGAAGTTCCTTCTCTCTATGATGCAACATGATATAGACTCATTTGGTGATCCTAAATCTAAAAAAGGAGACTATTATCTTAACACTTTAAATCCCGATAATGGTGATCTAGTATCATTAGACTCTCAGGTAACACAGTTATTGTATAATGACTATGGTATACAGAATGAAGTAAACACTGATGAAAAACGTAGGATAACAGATTCCACACAGAAGATATCTTGTATCTTTGTAGATATGTTTAGTGAAGGTAAGTTATTACCTCAGTTTGCTGATATGGATGAAGATATAAAAGAACGTGATGCTATAATTAATGAGGTCAATGTTAGAAATCTTCATTGGGTAATAAAAGAACTTGGTCTTGTTAAGTATGATGATAACAGTTATGGACTTCCTAAAGAGAATATTGAGAAGTTTAGAAAGATACTTATTGAGATGTTTGTACAACGTCTTATGCCTGATAATATAATAGAAGGATTAGGATATGTACTAGACAGTAAAGAAAAGGTATTAGATCTATTCACAGATAGTAATAAGGTAGAGAATGTCCTTAATGCTTTTATAAAGAATAATGTCATCAAACGTAAGGTTAAGGGTGAGATGTTTGTTCAGGAATCATCATGGCTATATAGTAGAGACCTTAAGTTTTACGAAAAAGGAGACAAGGAGACATCTAGGGCAGAGGTTATGATACCTATTCCTGAAGAGTGGAATGCTTGGGTTAAGGAAATTGGTGGGATAGACGTGTTAAACTCTATGCTAGAGAATGGGAAGTTAGATCCTAGGATAACATCATTCATAGCCAATAGGGTTCCTACGGCTAGCTTGAATACCATAGAGGCTTTCACTATAAAGAAATTCCTTCCCACATATGTTGGTTCTAGGATAATATTACCAGCTGCTATTGTTGCAAAGACATCTTCTGACTTTGACATAGATAAATTATTTTCTTATCTTAGCAATGTTAAGATTACTAAAGATGGTCCTCAGTATATAGAGATGTCTACTGAGAACACAGAGAAGGCTAAACTTGATAGATGGGCTCAGTATGTTTACTATAATTCTTCTAAAGATGAAGTAGTAGAAGAGCCTAAGACAATCAAAGATATAGCATTATTACTATTAAAACAGACAAAGAAAGAATTAGACTTACTTAAAGATGCTGAAGAGTTTAAATATGGCTTAAGTAAGATAGCTAGTGATAATGGACTAATGTCATTTGATGAGTTTACTAGTCAGTCTATGATATCTCAGCAGAGCCTACAAGCTCTTGAGAATAGGATGAATGAGATACATGCTAAGGCTATCCTTCATAAAGATAGGTTTGAGACACTTATGACACCTCACTCGTCTGATAGGATAATAACACTAGCAAAGAATCATCAACGATTAATAACTGATCTAGATAAACTAGAAGATAGAGATGGTAAGAAGTCGCACGTAGTATCTCAGTGGTGGCATAATAATAGAAAAGCTAAGTCTTTCTGGGGTGGTAAGCAAGGACTAGCTATTATTGCAGCTAATAACCCAGTTAATATATTAATGCAGAGATTTCCTATACATATAGATGATCCTGTAATTAATCTAGGCCTATTGTTCTTTAGAGGGCAAGAGATGACTTCAGGTGGTAGATATGGCACTGGACATATAAAAGATGCTAATAAGAATAACATAGCTGATAACTATGGACAGATGATGGTAGCTGCTGTTGACGTGGCTAAGAATGATGCTGCTAGTAGGGTTAATATGAATCCTGATACGCTAAGTATGTGGACATTCCTTAACTCTAATGGATTGAATACAGGTGTTGGTTTGGATCAGATAGCTGCCATGATGAGTCATCCTATCATTATGGATTTTCTTAATAGGATAGATATAAGCCAGTCTAAGTTTGCAAGGAATAATAGATATACTGCTGAACGTGGTTTGCCATGGGAGAAAAACACATGGTTCCAGGATGAGATAGGTTATAAGTCAAATGTTATAACATCACTTATAAAGAAATACAGTCCTACTATTGAGGCTGATGTTAAATTCCATGGAGTGATAACAAGACAAGTTGTTCCTGCACGTATAGACGGTATACCATTTAACTACGAAGAGACATTAGCATCTGCTTTCTCTAATTATATATATGCAGCTGGTGATAAAGCTAAAAAGGTTGCTATGAAAAAGCTTATGGATAAGATGCGTACAACAACATCTAAGTTTAAATATCTCAGTACTCGTGATATAACAGAGAGTAAAGATGGCGCTGTCGCAATACAGATACTTGATAACTTTGTTATGTATTCATTAATGTCGCAGAAAGCTATATCATTGAGTAGTTCACTTAGACCATATGCTAGTCATGGATTCAGCAAGACCCAGAGTGGACTTGAGACAAAGGTAGAGAAGTTCTATAGAAACAGAGATGATAGTATCTTTGATTCTGGGGATGTGGATAACTTCATGGAGAATAGTTTTATTGGTAGTAGCTTTGATACATACGAGACAACACTTAGTATGTATAAATGGACACTATTAACACGTAAGTATCCTGAGTTAGCTAAGTTATTCAATGATCAGTTCTTATCTAGATATACTAACCTTAAAGATCAGACTAGGGAAGAGATATTAAGATCGGCACGTAATCAGTTTATGTCCTTTGTGGCATCTTACTACTCTGATGATGAGACAGTAATGAGAAATAGATACACGGAATTATTTACTGGAGCTAATTCACTACCTATCAGACTTAGACGGATTAAAGGTAAGATATCTAATAATGCATTAGAATATTTACGTCCTGTTATCTCTGAGTTTTCGTTAGAAACAAACACTGTTAGAGAGAATCATTATATAACATCATTTAATAAGAAACAAGGTGTTATAGAACAGAACATTAACGTAGCTATCGTAGAAGAGATGTTGGAATCAAAAGATCCTGAGGTAAGGAAATTTACCGAGGATTTTATTGAGTTCTCTATGTATCAGAATGGTATTGGCAATTCACATATTAGTTATATGAGTATTATTCCTAATATAAAATTCATACCTAAGATGGATGCTGATATGCAGACATTCCTAGATAAGTTTTTTAAAGGAAATGACGATAATCAAAGCATGATAATATCATCTTTCGTTGATCAGTTCATGAGAAATAACTATGCTAATAAAGATATAGTACATAGATATGGGACTACCTTTTCAGAGAGTGATATTAATGAGGGCGAAACATTTACTAAGAAAGTTAGGAGGATAGAGGTTGATAAGAAGAGTCCTGCCGCTAGATATGATTATATAACAGCAAGATACTATACATCCTCAGCGCAAGAGAGAAAGGATAATTACGCTAAGGGATTAAGAAATCCTTTTGAGATGATACTATATAAGTTCGATAGTGTAGATGAAACTACTGGTAAGTATATATTTACATTAGTAGAGAAGCTTGGTGACGGTCCTAGATTTAAGGAATACTATCCAACACTAAGTGGTGCTATAGTGCCTAGTATATTAAAAACTAATCAATATGCTAACATTAAGCCTAAGGTTGTTGAAAAGAAGGTTGTTACTCCTAATAGAGATATTAGTACAATGAATAATGACGAACTCTATGCTTCATTAATGCAATTAGAAACTGATTATAATGCTAAGCCGATAGAGGAATTAGATAACTTAATGATGGATTTCTTTAACGCTGCAAAAATCTCTAAGAAACCTGTTGATGTTATTAAGTCTAGGCTAGGAAAGAAGATACCAGCTGTGGCTGTCTCTAGATTAGCTGAGATGACAGTAGAGGTTATTGATGGTAAGAGAAACATGAAGACATTACCAGAGGAAGCTTCGCACTTCTATATAGCTATGCTAGATGAGAATAGTGGACTATATAAATCTATGTTTAATGGTATTGTCAACTATCCTATATATCAGCAAGTAAGAGATAACTATGGTGAGATATATGAATGGAATGAGGTCATGCTTCGTGAAGAAGCAATTGGTAAGCTTATAACTGATAGGATGGTAACTGGGTTTGTTGATAAGACATTAACCACTAGGTTACAGGAGCAATCTAATAACTGGTTTATTAAACTATGGAATACTATAAAAGAGATCTTTAAGAAGACTAATGGTGATCCATATACTAAGGTTGCTTACGATATATTAAATACTAAAGTAAGACATCTTACAGAGATTAAACCTACTAAAGCTGATGATAGATACCAATCAGTCTCTAAGTTAGAGCAATGGAATGAGATACCTGCTACATCGAAAGGTATGTACAAATATCTATATTATAGGAATATCAACGAAGCTAAGTCTTCCTACAATTCTTATGTTGATACATTTGGATTAAGTAGTGTTAGATTAATGGAGACACCTTATGATAAGTTTAAAGCTAAGGTAGCAATCACTAGGCCTATAGACAAGGGTGATATGACAAGTGTAATAATAGCCAAGGAAGATGTTGCTATAGATAATATGAAAGAGTTAGTTAAGGCTCCTGTACAGATAAATGCTGAACAAATGGTTATTAACTTTGATACATATTTCCCTGGAGAGGAATATCTTGATGATAGCGAGAAGAGAGCTAGAATGACGTTAGTTGAGAATGGAGAATTAAAAATATCATGTAAGTTTTAAAAAGTATCATTATGGGATGTAAGGAATTAAATTTTACAAAAGAGGAGTTAGTAAATGCTCAGAAGAATGAGTCTCTGATAACACAGCCATCACCTAATCAGACACAGGAAGAGACATCTGCAAAGATAGACTCTGTAGCTGCCAAGGTGGTAAAGAAAGATGAGAGATATTGGTTCTGGGATTGGGTAATGGGAACTCGTGTGTCAGAAAAAGCTAAGAGAAGTAAGGGTATGCAAGCATCTAGTGTTAATCCTGATAATGATATTAAGAGAGAGGCTGGTACATTCGTACATGAGATAATGAATGATCTTCTTAATCTCAGAGCTAATAAGAAAGGTGATTTCTTTGTCATAAAAGAAAAAGCATTACATGGCCCGGTTAAACTTACTAGTGATCATTTCAGCCAATTAAACAAACTAGCTGAACGCGTTGCTCGTGATATAAGGAGACAACAAGATCTTATTGATAAAGACAAGGATGTAATAGTAAAGACAGAGATATTCGTTGGTGATTTCCTTAAGGATATAGGTGGCACAATAGACGTGCTTGCTATCTTTAGTGATAACACAGGCCTTATCTATGACTATAAAACTTCAGGGAAGAATGATCCTATTGAGATTATTGATGGCAATGCAAGAGTTGTGCGTAGGCCATTAGCATATCAGGACATAGATGCTTATCATATAGCTATGAAGGAATACAAGAGAATCCTTGTAGAGAGATATGGTTTAAAGCATATACGTCAGAATAGATTACTTCCTATAGCAATGAGTTTTGTTAAGAAAGAAGGTAAGCTAGAAAAGGGCAATATATTAAAAAAGGAAATAGATAATCTTGTTGCTATTGATGAGGCTTCTGAGAATCTTAAACCTATTCCTGTTGGTGGAGAACAGACATCATGGAAGGGACTTAATAAGCTTATAGAGAAACAATATACTCAGATTGAGGAGCTCAGACGTAAGCTAAAGAATAAGAAGATTAGTCAAGATGAGAAAGAAGAGATTAAACGTAGGATAGAAGCTATAGATAAGAGTATCACAAGGACACTTGTAGATAGTGATATAAATGATATAATACAAACAGCTACTAATCTTGCCTTTGAGGTTAACAATAGACTTAAGGAATTACCGTTATTAGTTAATAATGACCCCAATCCTAACTATATGACGTTAGAAGACATATCTAATTATATAGCTGAGATGAGTGTTTATAAGGATATGGCTAAGGAGACACATACATATTTCTTAGATATAAAAGAGTCTGATCCTAATAAATTTGAAAGACTAAAGAAATCTCTTAGGAAGATACTTCCTGATTTTGAAGAGAGGTTATATGAACTAGAATATGAATATAACAATAGAGGAGAATCTATTGTTTCTGATGATTTTAAGGGCGAAGATGGACATCTGTTACCATTGCAGGAACTTAATTTTGGACAATTAAAATTCTTAAAGATATCTGAGATTGATCATCCTATATACCAGACTGTATGGAAAGTCGTAGAGGAAGCTCAGTTTAAGATTAAAAAGAAATTTAATGACATGGATAAGAATGTCTATGGTAAGACAGAAGCGTTGTTCAAATGGGCTAAAGATAACTTCGGTGGTATTAACTATAGGAAAGAAGCCTTCAAGATGCTAATTGATAACGAGACTGGGAATATGTATTCTATGTTAAAGAAGGGCTTTGTTAGTGAGTTAAATGCTACTATTGAGAAGGGTGGTTCAGATGCTATAGAGATAGTAAAAGATCACTATGAGTTTAAGAATCAAGCACAATGGAAGAAAGATTATGAGGTAAGGCTAGAAAGTTTTAGGGCCCTTACAAGGGCAAGATATAATATTAATTATGCTACAGGAACTTTTGAGGATGTTGTTGGCGTAGGAGATAAGATTATACAGACCGCCATACAGCAAGAAGAAGCCTATGAGAATGAGATATCTAACTTCAAGAAGAATAATGATCTTGAGAATAGTGGTATAGCATGGCTTAACGTTATTAATAGAAGAAGCTTTCTTAAACTTAAGAAATCAACTATAGAAGATAACTATTCTGAAGAATATAAAAGAATAAAAAATATCAAACCGCTTAATGACTTTTATGTCATGTGGAATGAATATATGGAAGAATTTTCTCAGATATTTGGGGTTATGAACTATAAGGAACTGCCACCTAATTTTATTCCTAATATCAGAAAAGAGATGTTAGAGCATATCAGTTCCGATGGTTTTCATCTTATGTCTGCTGTCAATGAGTTCTTTGAGTCGTTTAGTGTAAGAGAAGAAGATGTATATCTTAGCTCATATAGTCCAGATGGTGTAGAGCGTAGAGTTCCTATTCTATTTATGAATAAGTTTAAAGATAAAGATGGTAATGTTGATAATACACGCAAGTCTTATGATCTAAGTACATCCCTGATGATCTTTGGTAAGATGGCTTATAACTATCAACATATGCATGAGATAGAACCTAAGATAAATGCTCTTAAACATGTATTAGGAAGACCATCACCAGAACAGGGAGGAACAGAAGCTACTGATAGGCTTGGTAGACGCATAGCTGGTAGAGTGTCCCCATATATTACAAGGGAAGGTAGTGGTACGGATACATATAAGCTATTAGAAGATATAACAGATTTTTATCTATATGGTGTTAAGTTTAAACAAACATCGTTAATACCAGGTGTTGATGTAGCACATTTTCTAACAAAGATGAAAAACTATAACTCTGGGATACGATTAGGGTTTGCATTTATTCCAGCTGCTGGAGCATTAATGGCTGGTAAAGTAGGTACAGTATTAGGTGCTGGAAAGGGGATTCATTATACTAGTGAGCAATTATTAGAGGCACATAAGTTAATGGTTTCTAATCCTAAGAAATATAAGGCTATAACAGCATTTTTTGACGCTCAGAATGATGACTATACACAAAGAGAATTAGAGAAGCATCACTCAGATATTAAAGGACGTTGGCTTAATAGTAGAACACTGTACGCACCATTGCGTGGAGCAGACACCATGATAACTAATCCTATAGTAGTGGCTATGTCACAGAACTGGGGCGTTAAGGACGATGGTACGATAGTAAGATTTACAAAGAAAGGTAAGGAAAAAGGAATATATAAAAATGTAAAGTCTATCTTTGAAGCTATCAAGCTAGACGATAAGGGAATGTCTATAGAAGGATTATCTGATGAGGGGTTTATGCAATTTAGAGCAGCTGTTAAAGCTGTTATATCTGAGACTATAGGTAATATGAATCCTGATGATATAGGTGCTGTTGACACTAACCTTATCATGAATCAGATGATGGCTTTTAAGTCATGGATGCCAGCGTTAGTACAAGAATATGTAGGAGGATTACGATGGGATCAGACAACGCAAGCTATGAGATGGGGTAGATTTAAAGCTTACTTTAATGATTATAGAAGAGATCTTAACTTCACGCCACACGAAATAGAGCAAGGTAGACTATTTTATTCATATATGAGTAAGGTTGTATTGCCTAATGTAAGTAAGCTTATATTGGACTTAACAACATTCGGACTAGCACCAAGAATGGGATTACAGAGAGTGAATGAGGATCGTGCAAGGAAGATGTTTGTAAGATGGCAAAGAGAGCATCCCGGGTTGGTTAATAAAGTAACCTTTGATGATTTTCTTGAGATAAAAGAAGCTCAGATAAAGGCTATGCTGATGCAATTACGATTTATCTTTGGCTTCATGGCACTAGCAATGTTCTTAGGCGCTAAAGGAGATGATGGAGAACCTAGATATTATGAGAATAGGGTTACAAGAGCTTTCTATAAAATATTCTCCAAGGCTGGCTCAGAACTAACGTTCATGTGGAATCCTACAGAGTTCTTAAGACTTGTAAGAAACCCATGGCCATTGACAAGTTTGCTATTACAAGTAAAGAATGTGGCTGTGAATGGCTTTGATGAGACTAGGGATATTATGTTTGGTGAAGACTCTAATCAAGATAAAGCTCCTATTGGATATTATATGTTTCAATTTATGTATGGTATGCCACAGTTGATGAGGTTAACAGAAATGTATGAGACTATGAAGAAAAGCCCATATCAAGTGTTTAATATTCAGAGTCAATAATCTATTCCTTGATAAAAAAAAGCAAGGGGGTTTGTGTTGCGATGCACTTGCCCCCTTTACTTTCTCACCTTAACTACTTACAATCTATATCGTTCTAATATTTTTATTCAAAGCTCTTTTTATTCTATATCCCACATCATAAAAGGCACTATAGTCGTGCCATTCTTTTTTAAAAGTCCATTCTTGATAATCTATCCATGATCCTCTTTGTGTATCATAATGTATCACATATGGTTCTCCTGTTGAATTTGATGTAGTTATATAGCCAGTAGTACTACTATTAGGTTCTATCCATTCATATATTCCACTACTCATATTATTCTAAACATAAAGTTAGGATCGTTCTTTAATATGTTGCCAATAGGCACTCCTATCATCTTCTTGCCAATATTAACAATAGCTATCTTGTCAAGTCTTCTTGGATCATCTAATCGTCTAGGATTAGTAGAATAATGAGTGATGTCAGCTGGTGTATGAAAAGATCGTACTATAAATCTTCTTGTTGCAATTCTCTGTCTCTCTTGTTCTTCAAGTTCTTCCTTAGTAGATAGTTTATATTTCCTATTAAGCTTCTTAAAGAAATGTCCAACATATATACCTTCTAATAGATCATGTTCTTTTATCAACTTAGTCTTATATGTAACAGTAGTTTCTGTCCTTGCAATGCCATGAACAGCATTCCTTATAGGAGCTCCTGTTAATGTCTTTCTCATATATTTATTGTTGATAATATTCATTGGGATATATGTGTCGAACTTCACCTTATCACCTATTTTCATTATTCCTCCATTTCTTTATATATCTCTTCATTTCTATTTAGTTGTAGCATCTGTGTTATATATGTCTTATAGATACTTTCTGCTGTTGTAAGATGATTATTTGATTTCTTAAATCCATAATTCAATCTCTCCTTAATATCTAACAGTAGATCATTACTATTGTCTACATTATCTATTGTACAAGATTTAATTATATCAATATCTTCCTCTTGTATATGTTGATTATATTCCATAGGAAGAGCTACCTTATCAGGTGTCTTTAAATTGACAATAGAGGCTATTTTAATGAGGTCTAAAGAACTTATATATTTGTCAACATAAAATCCTATATCTGTATGACTCCATAGTGGAATCGCAAGCTTATTGCATTCCTTGATGGTCATGGATAATGTATATAATTCTTTAGTGTTTATCTTAGCTTGATGGAAGATGTAGTTTAGAATAATATCATTATGCTTAGAATTCCCTACTCCAATGAATAGGGAATTACTTATAAGCATTTCTATTATGTCAGTCCTTACGTCTTTATCATCTATCTTATAACAAGTGAATTTCTTATTTGTCTTAACATTAAGAAACGTTGCTATAAAGAAGTTACCTCCTACTACCTCTAAATCATAAACTATCAAGTTTCTCATTTCTAAGTGTTAACTCATCATTAAATGCTTTTTTATATTTTTCAGGTAGTCTCTCTTTCATAAATGCTATTACAGCATGGATATGATCTGTTTTCATGTCCTTTATTTTTATCCAGTTAGTCTCAGGCAATCTATTCATATCCTTATCATAGTTTTGGCCCCATAATAATATATCTCTAGATGGATATCCCAATGATAACAGTATATCGTCATCTTCAGTATAATACCACACACCAGGTATATTATCTAAAAATCCCATATTCACTAACACTTGTGAGAATCTTTCATCATGATTAGCGTTCCAATATTTTTTTATGGCACGCTTCTCTTTCACGACTTTCTTCTCTACTTCTTCAAAATTGGTTTTAAACCAATGTATGAATAGTTTATGCATAAATTCCTCATTCACGTAATTCATGAATAATGGAATCCTTTCTCTATTTCTCATTTTTTTAATTCATCTAAAAACCTATTATATATTTTCTCAGAACTTATCTTCCCAGTAATATATTGCTCAAGCATTTCATCATCATACTTAAGCCAATCGAGTAATACTATTACTGTCTCTTTAATTTGTTTTTCTACTTTCTGTTCCATATGTAATCCATTACCCAATATTTACCATTGTATGTAAATGTAACTCCAAAAAACTTCTTCTTGTCACCCTTCTTCGCTTTCATTTTGTAACAGATTTAATTATTACACTTAATATAATTAGTGTTACATATAATGCTATGTAGCATTCTATTATAAAATCATATATCTTTTTTGCTTTCATATTTTAATTAGATTATTAACCACACTTTGAATAGCCACATGTCTTACATATTAGACAACCACCTTCATAAGACATTATAGCCTTACATTCAGGACATAATATACTTGGTTTAGCTGTATCAGGTACATATTTATTCAATATCCTACCTATAGCTCTACCAAATGATGTTATATCTCCTGTAGATTTATTTAATTGTTCAACAATAAATCTAATGTTAGCACCATGTCTTAATGATGTAGATATCATTCTTGTTAAGAGATTCTCTTCATCAGAACATCCATTAGTTATATTTTGGAATGTTCTAGTTTCACTAGGGATATATAGATCATATCTTCCCTTAGCAAGTTTTATCATCTCTCCTATAAACTTAGAACCAGATATTTCAACATTATTAAAAGCAAAGACCTCATATGGTTTATCTTCTAGCATACCAATAGATACCATCCAGTGATGTCCTTTAGACATAATAGAATATACCTCATGAGGTAATACCTTAGGTCTCTTAGGCGCATCATGTTGAATAAAATGTTCATCTGTATGTGTAGTTAATATACCTTCCCTGCTACCATCTCTATAGATGGTCATACCTTTTAATCCTTTTTCCCAAGCTTCTAAATATAACTTAGAAACTTCAGTTTCAGATATGTTCTTAGGTAAGTTATATGTTACACTTATAGAATGATCAATCCATTGCTGTATGCCTGATTGTAGATCTATCTTGCTATGCACATCTATCTCATGAGCTGTAGCCTTATAATATGGAGATATTTCTGCTAATGGTTTAATATTATCATCTAGCTTAAGGTCTAATTCATCTATTACTCTATAATCTAATAGACAATAAGTTTTAAATTTAGGATGTAATATATTATATTCCTCCCACCAATCTCCTTGTTTATCTCTAAAAGTTTTCCATGGATTATTGTCTGGAACTTTTCTTTTTCTTTTATAAGATAATGCAAAGACAGGTTCTATACCTGACGTTACTCCTGCAAGCATAGATATGCTACCTGTAGGGGCTATAGTAAGATTGGCTATATTACGTCTACCATATTTGAAATATTTATCTACATATTCAGGTGGTAGATTAGTAAGTATCCTTTGTATGAATGGATTATCTAACTCTAATGATCTATCATACGCTGTGAAATGTCCTCTTTCTTCAGCCATTATAATAGAAGATATATATGAATTAAGAGATATTGTTTTACTTACCTCTTCAGCCCATTCATTAAACTCCTTACTTCCATACTTATATCCCATAGCCGCACCAGCATCAGCTATCCCCATCTGTCCTAGTCCTGTACGCCTACCAGTGACAAGCTTCTGATATATTTTATCCCATAGATCTAACTCTATAGCTTTCACTTCCGTTGGCTCTGGATCACTGAATATCTTATGTATGATGGCTATTATCTTCTCAGCTTCTAGGTCTACGACGTTATCCATTATCCTTTGTGCTAACTGAGAATCTCTTGCAAGACTATCCCAGTCAAATGTAGCATTAGATGTAAATGGATTTATAACATATTCATAGGCGTTTATTGCTGAAAGCCTACAACTATCATAAGCACAGAGGGGTAACTCTCCACATGGATTTGTAGAGATAGTTTTAAAATCAGGATAACAATCAGCAGGACTCTCTTTTATTATCTTATCCCAGAATAATACTCCTGGTTCAGCATTCTTCCACGCTTGATGTATAATCTTACTCCATAACTTAACCTCATATTCGCTACTTATGGTTAATTGATGCATAAAAGCATCACTCACCTTAACGGATATATTAGCTCCTGTTATCTTACCTGTATCATCTTTACTTTCCACGAAAGCCATTGCTTCGTCATGATAGGCATCTATAGTAAGCATGAGAGCACCTCTACGCCCTTCTTGCGCCACTTCTCTTGTAGTATTAGAATATCTCTCCATGAAAGGTATTATACCTGTAGAGGTATTAGCTGCATTATTAACGATAGTATCCTTAGCTCTTATAGTAGATAAGTCTACACCTACGCCTCCACGTCTCTTCATGAGCTGTGCAAGCTCTTGATCTGTCTTTAATATACCACCATAGCTATCATAAGGACTATCAACAACGAAACAATTCCCAAGAGTTGATAAGGTAGTATTATTACCTATACCAAATAATGGAGAACCACCGAGAACAAATCGTTTATATACACTCATTAGACGATAAATATCTTTATAGTCTACTGGATTTGGATATACCTTTTCTATTCTATGTATCTCACATGCTAACCGTATTATAGTGTGATCTGGTGTCACATCTATAATCTTGTTATTCTTTATATCTTTTAAGCAATATTTATCAAACCACACATTAGCTGTCAATTCATCTCCGAAATACTCAACAGCGTTCAACTTCACTTCTTCGCTTCTGTTCATTTTTTCTTTTCTACCTCCTTTTTGGGCGTATATATTGAATCATTTATCTTACATGAAAACTCATAACTCACTTGGCCATTTTCTATGTAGTGCATAGTATCACAATCATCACACATTAATACTGTCCTTATTATCTCTTCATCAGTGATGACATCAGGAACAGGAATATTTGTCAATGGTGTTAGATTGCCACTATTGCATACATGACAGAACTTTATATTTTCTAATCTCATATTATTCTTGTATTAGCGTTTACATTCATTATTCTAATCTCTGATTCTCTTACCTCATTTCCACATTTATAGCAATATATGTAATCTAGTAATTCATTTATTTCATATTGTTGTTTTCGCCAATTCTAGATTACATTAGCCTCATAAGTAAGATCCTCATTACCACATTCGTCACACACATATTTGTACTTAGCCATTACTCGATAAATTTAAATGTTTCATCTTCATAGACTATTTTACTTGTCAATTCACTATTCTCAGGCAATGTGATACCTAATTCTGTTTCCATTTTTTGTCTCCTACTCTTATGTCTCCATAATACTCCTGTTATATCCTGTATCAATGGTGGATATTTGTATGTCTCAGCACTATATGATACTATTATTGCTTTAGCTTCATTGCTGAACTTAGAATATTTACCATCTTTGAATAGTTTATATTCAGGAATAAATTCATCAGGAAATCTAAATATGTATAACTTCTTGTCTTCATTTATAATATAGCTACGATGGAAGTTAGGATGATTTATTAAGTATTCATTATACATAGAAAACTCTTCTGATTCTTCTAGTTCGTATAATATACCAAATGGATAATCTATATTTCCTATATCTATATTAAACTTTATAAAACAATTAAGTAATAAATACGAAAACTGTATGTCTATCTCTTTTGTTAGGAGAGGTAAAAGATATGTCTTCGATTTATTATATATTGTCTTTCTTTCTAGTTCAACTGTCATTTCTCTTTCTTTTTATGTTTCCGTTTATTTGATTGTTTTCCAACTTCATATCCAAAATAGAAAGTAAGAATAATTATTAAAATTAATAAGAAAATATCTATTTCTGTCATAATAACTCTATTTTCATGTTACCATTATTTTGTACTATTAGTCTTTCTGTAGAATAATACTGTGATTCCTTGTGGAACTTGTAATCTTCGACTAATTCCATGAAACCTCTTACTCTATCTCCACTAGAAGATACCCATCCATCAGCAAACTTATTAAGTAATATTGTTGGCACTGTCCATATACTAGGAACTTCAGGTAATTTCTTACTTAGATAGATAAACTTGAAATCATTAATAGTGTAATCACCAAAGTCAGGATCATTATTTATAATATACTGAATAGCTAATAGATATGATACCACTTGTAAATAATATTTATACTTATAAAATGGTGCCATAAACTTAGTTGGTAACTCAGCTCCTGTCTTTATATCTATTACCGTTATTTCTTTCTTCTTATGATCTATATTTAATAAATCTATCCTAGCTTTACCAGTAACACCCTTAAAATTATATCTCACAGAGGCTTGTTTTAGAACTTCAAATGTATCTGTTTCTATGAAATACTTATTAGTATATTCATGATTAAGTAATACCTTTGCACAATTCTCTGCCGATTCTAACACTTCAGGAGAAACTATTATCTTACCTTTAGCTTCATAGCTTTCTTTTATGTAATCCCAGAATAATTGTACGTCATATTTAGCTTTTAATTTCTCTATATCCTTTACATTATCCCATAATTTTAATTCTTTTATCTTATCTTGGATGTTTTCATGTGTCACGCGTTGTAATGTATCCTCATAGACTAGAATATCTAACAGGATGGCATCAGCGAGCTCTAGGAGCGACGCAGTAGGTTTCACTAGTGTCTTGGTCCAAAAGACATCATCCTTCCTCTCAGGGCTTGTAATGAGTATATCCACTAATGATCCAAATTCAAGTGCATCTCCACTTTTAGTGCTTTCTGTAATAAGAGATAACGGACCAGAATCATCTAATGCTTTTAATAATGAATAGCTAAAATCATCTAGATTTCTATATTCATCATCAGGTATAGTTAATATTTTTTCTTTAAATTTCATTTACTGTTACTTTTTTAATTGTTGCTTCTCCTACAACTATACACATATCTGAATGTGGCGTATTAGACATCCTTGCAACTAATATATCATTAATAAAAAACTTAATTCTTTCATTATCCCAATCAATAGTGTATTTATTAAATGAATTCCTTAATTGCTCTATTAGTCTTTTGTTAGTTAACTTTACTCTTTGTATTTTACACCCAAATCTTTCATCAGGAACATTTATTAATGGATTCCAATAAGATGTAAAGTGAAGTGATATCTTATTATCCTTTTTCATTAGTTCAATATCAACTTCTGCATAGAATTTCTCAGAGTTAACAAGCCATAATGCAGGTCTAGATACATCAGTGAAGTTACCATCTAGCTTAGCTATATATGTAAATACTCCAAACTTTTTTTTAAAGGTGGTGAAATACCAAACATCGCTATTCCATTGTCCATCGTTAAATGATGTGCTATAAAACACTTCCTTATAACTCTGTTTTCTTTTAATTAGAAATCTTAAATAAAATAGTAATTTTCTTATCATAATATTTTTATATATACATTAGGTTTTTATCTAAATTTCATACAACTTTTACATTACTATTAATTTTACATTTTTCTTTTTTAAAATAACTCCATATAAGATCACTATTAATATAGGCAGTGTCACCCCCATCCATATTAAATTCATGCTGTTTTTCTTTACGTGGAATAAGTGTATACTCCTTATTTTTTGTAATTATTCCTGAAAAATCATTTAGTCCTAGAACTTTCAATATTTTCATAATATTTTTATATATACTCCAGGTTTTTCTTTATCATATTCATATTGTTCAAATATTGGGACTATCACGTCTGCGTTATCATCCTCAATCCAACCGTATTTTACCATAAGATCAAGCAAGGTCTGGGCTGGGTTTACATAGTCAAACTTATGTTTTGATCCACGTATAAATTTAAAAGAGCATCGAATGGGATACTCATGTATAGCACTCTTAAAGACCTTCGCATTAATAGCCCATTCTAGCTCTGTCTCCTTAACATATCTCTGACATGTCTTTGACCATACCATAAACTTACCAGTCCAAACCTTACTATTCTTTGAGCTCGGAACATTCCCCTTAATAAATATCTCCATATCCTTTTAGATACAAAGATAAATCAAATAATTGAGATTTCCAAATTTATTTAACTAAAACTATAAACTATATTAGGTAAATCCCAATCAGTGGCTCCTGAAACTTTTTTATAATATTTAACAAATGCTTTTTTATCATTAATTGCTAATGACTTAAGTTTCTTTAATTGTTTTTTAGATATAAATTCTTCAGTATCCTCTAAAAGAGTTTGAGTTACTCTATAAAACTCATCTATATCTTTCATTGTTGTTTTTCTTTATACATACCACATGATACTCCACAACAATATGTTCCTAAAACATGATCGTCTCCATATTCACTAGCACAATAAGTACCAACTTTTTTACATGTTCCACTCATAATAAATCCTGTTCTCCAAAACTTATCAGAACCAAGTTTGTAATACAAACACTTAGTTCTATTTCTTCTTTTCTTTACTATCATAATTGTTTTTTTAGCTTTTTAATTAATTTTTCAAGCATTGCAATTTCCTTTAACAATCTTTCTCTTTTTGATGGAACTATTATTGGATCTCCTTTATCATCCCTAATTTTAGCAGGACATCTATCTGTATAGCACTTATAACATCCATCTTTTTTGATTTTAGTCCAATAACCACAATTATAACAAACATCCTTAAGATTGTATATTGGTTCAGGATTTTCCATTTCTGATAAATAATGTCCCATAGCTATATATCATAAGTTCTAATTGCTAAAATAAGGGATACGATTGGTATATACAACAACAACCATCCCCACTGGTTGTTATGCCATGATAATATAAGTGGACCAAAAATAATCGCCACCAATATAGGTAATAAGATTATCCATCCACCAAAATGTATTAGAAACTTCTTTAAGTCTCTTTTATTATATTTATCCATAATAATAAAATTAAGGGGGAATATTTCATCCCCCTAGTTTTCTAATTAATATCCTTATACATAACAACACCAGAAAGTTCATTCCTGATCTCATTAAGTCCTATACAGTCACCACTACTCTCATCTAATCTTCTATTAAGCTTCCTGTCACTGATATAATTAGTGAGATAAGAAGCTAATTTGATATTAGAGAAAGCTGAGTCGATAACTTGCCTAAGTGTTAATCCTTTCATCTGAACAACATCAATATTGTCTTTATAAGTAATCTCTGCATATTTGATTATTGCAGAACATATGTAAAGCCAATTAATGATCTTGATAGGATCTTGTGTTGGAACATGACACCTGAATTCTATTGTCTTGTTATCTCCAAACAACAGAGGAATAAAATTGACCCAGTGATAACGCTCTACGATACCCCATTTGTGATCATCATTAGGATCAGAAGGATGTGTGCTACCAAGTCCCTGATATTTTTTACCAGCACCAAGATAAAAAGCTATGTTATTGAATGTGTCATCAAGATTAAGCTCTACGAGCTCTTTCCTTAATGGCATATTATAATCCTTACCTCTTGGCTTAAACTTACTTGTCTTGGAATAATACGCTGGGAACATGGAATATATCTCATTCTCAAGGACTGAGCATAATGTATACAGATAAGCAATAAACTTTGTGTTAGTTGGTATATTACCTATGTGTAAATGCAAACTCTCATTTGTTGTGAAGTTAGTGTACTTTCTTAATGTATCACACATATCACTTACAGTATTCACACCATTCTGTCCCGATAATGGTAATGTGGCAAACTCTATGCCTTCTATACTACCATCTCTCAATGGTAATAACCCAGAATCCAAGATCTTATAATTAGGTATCTTACCCCTATTGGTCTCAAATTCAATCCCAAAGGAATACTTACCTATGACACCACCGTAATTAGCTATCTTAGGAGCTTTATTACCAAGGAATGTCTTATTTCTCAATCCCTCCTCAAACCTTTTCTTTATCCCGACATCATAATGCTTACAACAATATGGCAACTGAAATGGATAACTGTTATTGTTAAATGTATAGGTAAAGACTTTAGAGCTCCTTTTCTTTAGACCAACATGATTAAACATCCCAGTAACAGCATCCTCATTGAATATAGCATCTGGTAATATCTTATAATCAATACAACTATACTGACTTCCATTAGGAAGATTAACCAATACATTTTTGTAAGGATCAGAAGAATAACTACCAAGTATAACCTCACTAGTGAGTGAGTCATAGCCTATAATCCCTTTTATGAGATTGGTGTTATCTTTAGCTACCACCCATGTTCTCTTCTCATTATCGAAGATGATAAGGCCACTATTAACGCGATACCATGTATCGTTGATTAAGAAACATTGTTTGTTTTTAATATAATATTTACCTTTTATGAACCTACAATCTTTCCTGAATGCTACTGATCCATCAAAAGTTTCTACTGTATTATGTATCATACGTTTAATTCTTTAAGTTTGTTATTTGCTTCAATTAAAATTTCATGTTTGTCTTTTACTAGATGAGCATATCCTGATATTTCTACTTCGTTGATAAGGCTTTCTAGATCATCCAATATAGGAGCTACTTCAGATCCTATTGTATGATATAAGCTTACGAGTATATCAGAATTGTCTTCTATGTTACTTTCTTTTTCGGTAGGAGTTTCTGCTGGTAAAGTACATTCTCTACATTTACTACCGTCTTTATAGAGATTTTTGTCAACACATTCCATACAGGATTTTATCTCTATGATATCATCCTTAGACTCTGGTTCTTTTTGTTTAGCAACTTTTCGTTGTTTACCAAAATCCATTGCGCTTAGATATTCAAATTCCTCAAGTAGATCGGCAAGGGTATATGTTGACCCAAGTCTTTCATAACCAATACAGTCTCCCTCTTTAAAGTGAAGCTCTAAGTCTCCAAACGGTGGACTGAATGACCCACAGAAGAATGTCTCATTAGCAAAAGCTTTGTCGTTAGTGAAAATAGCTGTCTGTTCCATGTAACCAGATGATGACTTATCAATCCTTCTAGTGTATGGCAACAATGCATTAGAATACAATATATCTGACATCCTTGAGAATAAAGCTCTGTCATAGAACTCTTCAGCATTTTTTATATGATATAGCTTAGCTTGTATATCTACTTGATCATAAGCATCGCTACTATACAATAATATCCCATAGTAGAAATACAGAAAATGTACCCCTATATGCTTTTCATATTTGTCCCTTATGTATCCCCATGTGTCTACAGTAACCTCACCATGAACAGGCACGTCATTTAATAAAAACCATCCTTTGTCGTATCTGATACGATCTTTAGTGTTTACATTTATTAATGGTTTTATATCACAACAACATATATTATTCGTTAATCCTAGTGTTAATAATCTGTTTTTTGTATTGAGATTAACTGGTTTACTGTTGAATGGTATTTCATTTTCGGCAGAGCTATTCCAATAAGTATTTCTATTAACTTCAGTATATTTTCTTAACACTGACTTCTCCCTGTCTATCTTCATAAATTCCTCTACACTATCACCCTGTAGCTTATACACTACATTATATTTAAAAGATGTGGCTTTATCTCCATTAGCTATCCACTCAAGAGGAGATGCTTCTGATGATATATACGTGCCAGATCCTTTTATTTGAACGTAATGTAACGGTCTCTCTTCAGTTAATGTAGAATAGTTTTTTGACTCACCATGAAAAGCATACAACACATTAGGCTCTTTAATGAAATGTATCACCAATGCTGCACTACCCTCATATTCATTGAGTATCTTAAATCCTTCTTTTTGTATTAGTTTTGACATTGTCACACTATCACTCTCATCGGTACTAACGGTGATGTTGTACTTAGTTGCCAACTCCTTATGGTTAGTTATTGTACCATTATGAGCTTGAACATATACCAACTTATCATCCTTTATAGTCCTTAGTAGTACTGGCTGTATGTTAATACTTGTCACGGCACCTACCGATGCTTTCCTACAATGACCAATCACTATAGGCCATTTCCCAGGTTTTACTGTAGTGTGTAGCCTATGAGATTTTATTAGTGACTCATATTTAGCATCTGTACCTATTCCTGTTATCACTCCCCTATTGAAATACACACCACACGAATCGCCTCCACGACTATCATTCTGAGTACCTAGGAAGTTGAAGAGTAATGGTGAAAACTCACTAGAGGCATTACCTGTCCATGCAAATATGCCACAATTAAAACAAGATAATTTTTTCTTAAATAGAAAGTTATATATTAAACTTATTAGCATTATTAATAGTAGCGCATTATACATGAATTGTTTTATTAGATGTAATTAATTGCTTATCCCATGTTATACCTAGTTGCTTATAGAAATGTGAATTGAAGGTAAACAAACCACCTTTGAACACAATCTCTGGCTTAGCAAGATATAGCAAGTTAAATAGATTCTCTTCGTCCTGTATGAATTCTATGGATTTCAATGTTTGATCAAACACCCATGATAGATATTTCTCATCAACAAAGAAACCACCAAGACTTCTACACTCTAGACCATATGATGTATCTCTGTATTGCCCTAGGCCACCATAGTTCTCAAACCTACGTTTATCAACATGTATAAGACATGATGGTATGACTACAAACACATCGAATGCTCTTGCAAGGATAGTGTTGATAGTCTCTCTTGACCATATAACATCCTTCTCTATATCATAGCCAACGTGAATATGAAAGCCAGCAGTCCTAAAGTCTTCTGTAGATAGGTCATTAGCCCTATGAGATAGATCATCCCACGCATTGAGATAGGGGCTACAGCCAAACAGCATAGCCTCAGGATGAGACAAGAATGCTGTGTTTATGTTAAGACAATCGGAATGATGAAGACCTAACACAGGATATTTATCTTTTATATATTTTGTTATTCGGGATTTCAACTCTACCATCTTCGAGATAAAGTCTTCTTTTGTTGTCACTGGTGGCATGTTACCTTCAGCAAGGATATTATCCTTCTGTATGAAATAACCATCACCTAGAGCTTCAGGGCTCTCTTTTGTTCCATTTATAATTGGTATGGATGACACAATCATTCCTGTTGATTCATTCTTGATGAAATATTCAGGATCGCTTCCAAATGTTAAGTTGTTTATCATATATCGAATGTCGTTCTTTTGTTTACTCCAGTTGGTAATATAAGATCTATCTTTACTTGTTTTAGATCTGTTGATAGTAACAGAGGAACATTTTTGTCCATAGCTGCACTAAGATAAGATATCTCTTTTATTAGTTTAAGGTATACACTTTTCATCTCAAGATAATCTTTGCATATGAGTCTCAGGTTATTTCTCATTGAGCCAGGAATCTCATCCACTCTTAACACACCTATTAACCTTGCTATTATCTCTTTAGCCTCCAATATTACCTCAACATCACTAAAGAATGATCCTGTTATCTTAACCTTAGGATTAAAATATATTGGATACTTATAAAATACCGTGTTGAATAATGTATTAGATTCTAACTCTTTTAGTATAACACTAAATGGCCTGAAGAATAGTAATCCCTCTATCTCGCTTGTTCGCATTGGCAATACAGCCCTACTCTCAGTCTCTTGGAATGAAAATGCTATAGCAAGAATATCCATAGGATCATCAAGTAACTCTAACCTATAGAGATTAGTGGCTATGATAGCCATGTTGGTATAATGCTGATACCATAGATATCTCATGGTATTATAAGCTACATTGAAATATTTATTAGATGTCAGTTTATCCGATGATATTCTTATTACTATAAGATCTTCAGGTGTATATTTACAGCTAGTGTAATTGATATCTTTTCGTTCTTCTTCTGTAGCTACTGAGTAGTTTATGTTATAAGCTTTTGTTATAAGCTCCATATAACTATCGAGATTATTTTCAATAAAGAAGAATTCGTTCATCTCAACAGTAGGTATGCCTACATACATCACATGGCTATAGCTAAACCTATCCCTAAACAGATTGCCAAGACTCTCACAGCAATCGTATGAGATAAAGCCATGTTTTGCTGATTTACTTGGTTTTGAAAATATTATACTATTTTGCATTACTATATTTGTTTATTAATACTTTTCTTATCTCTTCTCTATACTTAGCTATTCCTTCTTCAGCTAATGCTGGAGCTGAATTAACTTCGCATACTATAAACTGTGATGGGTCTTTAGAAGACACTCTTATATCTACACAACCAATATCGAGCCCAACACTGCGTATGGAGGCACTCGCTGCATTACACAGATCTTTCCAATTTGTGGGTTTGTCGAATAATTCATGGTTTTCTCCCACCCAATTACAGTTATGGGAGTTGAAAAACCATCTATCTTCAGCGTCACTCTTCCTGAGCTTTCTCCAGGACAAAAATACTTGTGTCTGCGTAGCATGTAGTCTGTACTCTCTCCCATAATTATAAAATAACTCTATAAAGAAATACTGTGGCGTATGTGTCCTACAAAAATCCATAAGTTGTGTATCATTCTCAATGAGTACCATTCCCTTTCCTTGAAAGCCACAAATAGCTTTCCCAACTAACTGATATTCCTCACTCTTGTTGATACCAAAATGTCTTTTTATAGCTTCTACGTTGAATACTCCATGATAATACCTTGCTTGTGGTATACGTGCTTCTTCAAAACACCTTTTCATCCTAAGCTTATCTCTAGAGTTTTCTATTGATGTTATCGTGTTACACTCTAGGACGCGTCCTCCACGAGGAAATACTACTGAGGTAGGTGTTCTACTACCTAGACGACATACTGCCAGAAATGGCACGAGAATAGCCTTACGTAAAGGATTTGATGATGGATTCTTAGTCCTTATGCGAACAGTTCTTTGTTTATACATTATTTTACTTTATATTTACGCCAACTTATTACTCCATTCTCATCTTGTGGTACAAGCCTATCATCAGAATATCTCCGTCCACTAGCTAACACATATATCTCAGAAGCGCCAAAAGGTGTCTCTATTACTCTCTTATCATAGAATGAAGGATAACCTTCTAATCTCTCTATTGAACGATATACCTTATCTGATACCTCATATGTCTCAACAAGAATCTTATTTGTTACACTCTCATCTTCTATGAGACCGGGGAATCCTCCTAGTGATACCATGACAAGATTATCCTCTAGAATATGTTCACCTAGCTTTTGTGATTCACTATTGTTAAGATGCCAATGCCAATTACCAAAACCTTCTAATAGACTTCCATAAACTGTTACTTTCTTCATATTGTTTTTACATTTTTATTTAAAGTGCAATTAAAAAACATCTTTTCTATTGATTTTTGAGATTCAATAGAATACATATTTATATCCCTACTTATCACAAAATCATTATTTGTTTCGTTACCACCTATGAAACAAGTTATTCTACGTGGTAGTCCAGATAATCTTAACTCTGGAGTATTGAGAGAACGTATTTTTACCTCCATATCACCCCTTATCTCAATTCCTATATCATCAGTATTAATTAAATCATCTGGAGCCTTATTGCTAGAGAATATTAATCTACTCTTATCGAGTGTAAGCCTTAAACCTAACTGAGGATATTGTTTATGTAATAATTTTATTGATTTGCTCATGTAATATTTTCTTAGATTGTTTTTGTCCACAATGCCACACTAGATCAGAGATATCCTTTGCTTGTGTGATGAATATATATGGTAATCCCCATCGCTCTGATAATTTATTATTAGCAATCATCCCAGTTTCATCGGAGTCCATAAATAAAATAATATTCCTCCATCTACTCTGATGCTTAAGCATGTATTGTTCTGGTACAAAGGTAGTTTCAGATGTTGGAGCAATAGCTGTGTAGCCTAACTCATAGAGAGTCATGACATCTTTTAATGATGATGTGATGATAAGAAGATCTCCTTCTTTAGGCAACATACCCTCTCCCTGTACTATGAGACCACCATTGCTATACCACTTATGTACAGACAATGGTTGATAGATTTTCCTTCTAAAGATATCTTTTTCCCAATAGTATTCATAGCTATAAGCTAATGGATCAGCAAAATATATGTGATCATTAATAGTAAAGTGAGATATTGGAACAACACCAAACCTATCAATAGTGCTCTTTGTTATACAATACCTACCATACCAATAGAAATCATCATTGACTGTCCACTCTCTACGTCTTATTTTTATTATAGATGTTGCCTTCTCAGATATAATAGGATCTTCTACTTGAAGACTAGGCTCTATTACCTTATATACATGATTGATATCACCTAATCCAAGATCAAAATCATCATTTATCTTATGTAAAGCATCACTGAAAGATAGATGGAAGAGCTCCATCACAAAGCTTATAGCCCTATAGCTACCTCTACCAAAATCCTTAAAAAGAAGATCGCCATTATAATGTATAATAAAAGAGCTAGGGTGAATATCGTCATCACGTAGCGGAGATTTGAATGGTTTACCCACCTCTTTAAACCCATCGCAGTATCTCCTAAATATCTTGTAGCTACTAACCCTTTCAAGGATAGCCTCTTTAGTAAGTTCTCTGTGTATTCCATACATTTATATTGTTTTTACATGTTTTGGTAATTTTTCTATTCTATTTTTGTTATTACGATAATAATCAAACCAATCATAATGAAGAGTATTCCAACTTATCCCAGGGAAGTCAGCCCATCCAAAGGCTCTAGATATATATACATCTGTATGACGATCATTAAGATATTCATCTACAGAGATATTAATATCTCCACGATAACGATTGCCAGCAAGGGAATTAAAAGCATGATAATACGCATCATAGGCTCCATTTTGCTTTAAGAATTTATTAAAAAGCCTTATGTCTTTTGCTCTCATATTGTCTTCACATTTTTAGATAACTCTAAAGTACAATTCCATTTGCTAGGATGATCCTTTGTATCTCTATATAATTTATTTGATAGATCGAACCAGTCTATATGTGGATTGCCTATATCATCCCAAACAAAGGCACATGATATCCAATCAACAATAGGTATCTCTCTGTAATAGTCATATAACTCCGTAGGCCATTCACTATTTTCTCTATATTCAATACCATATCCTGAACCAAATCCAATATAGAATAACTCAAAAGATTTATGTTTAATAAGAAAATTCTCAAACATATTTATTTGCTTATATATCTTTCTCATATAGTCTTTGTATTTTTATTCAACATACCAGGAGTTCTAATAAATCTTTTTGTGAATAAAGAAACCCTAAGGCTCTTATCATTTACTATTCTATATTTAGGATAATGCTGTGATCCACATTTCTCTATTACTTCATATATCTTACCAACAGTGATGTGCATACTAGCACCCAGATTATCTATACATCTGACTCTCATATTGTTTTAATATTTTTAGGCAATTCATTTATAGCTTTGTAGATATACAAATATTTATCTCTATCAGATTTATGTGTATCAGGATTATTCCATAGACATGATGGTGCAAGTGAAGCTCTTAGATTCATGCAATCAGCAAATGCAATATGTTTAGATTTATTAAAACAACAACCAACACATGTTTTATGTTTTTGCTTCACTAATTTGTATTTCATATAGTCTTAGTATTTTTATTCAACGTATTAGGAGCTATCTTAAATCTAGATGACCAGAAAGACTCTATACAACCATTATCGCTCTTAACTCTATATAAGCAACCGAATGGATCTTCTTCTATTTTTAGTAACTCATATTTCTTACCATTAGTAAGACTTCTGAGTTCATCATTAACACATATCACATATTTCTTCATATAGTCCTTATTTTTTTGTTGAGGTTGAATTTTATATGAAAATAATTAGATATAGAATCAAGCTGAAAAGAAAACATAATGTTTTTTTCACACATAACAGATATATAACTGTTTTTTGCTCTTAATATCTTATAGGTATTTCCTTTTATGAAATATTCTCTAAGAACAGGAATACTTTTAGAATCCTTTTTATAAATTAATATCTGACCTTCTCTATATTTCATAATATATATTTATTTGTGGAGTAGAAGGGAGTCGAACCCCCTTACTTAGTCTTACATTATTTCAGTAAGCATTCAATTTCCAACAATCTACCCCATAAAAAAGCCCCTAGGGTAAGGGGCTTTCACATTCAAAATCAATCACATTAAAAAGGGAGATCGTCCTCCTTTTTCTTATTAGGAGTGATGGTTAAACCATCATCCTTCTTATCTTCATCCATGGCTATAGCCACAGGAGTAACCTTATCATACTCTGTTATCTTCATCTTAGTATTCTCGTCAGAGATAAGACTAGGATCTTCAAACATAGTAGGCCACGTAGGTAAAGTTGGTCTATTTTTCTTATCATAGACTAACTTAATACGCAACTCTTTCTTATGATAAGACTTGCCTATGTCAGCAATAATCCTATTACAGAACTCTCCAAATGACGCTACAGGCCCAGTTTCATAACTAGGTGACAATAACACATTAGTGAGATTCTTCATAGTCCTATTGAACTTATCAAGCTCCTTATCAAACGCAGCCTTGTCAGGCACATACATAGAACCAATTTTATTTGGGGGGAAATAAGATTTTCTAGCCACACAATTGTTTTTGTCTACTATCTCAACGTTTAACCATTCTGCCTTATCGGTCTTACGATATTCAATCTTATTGATATACCGTCCTCTACTAATAGCATTATCTTTAGTTACAACAATTGGAAGTAAACCTCCATCACCACTCTTAATTCCATATTCACTCATACGCAAATTGTTTTTTTAATTAATACTTATTCTTTCTTCTGTTTCGCTATTTACCTTCACATTCTTATCCTTACCTATCGCTATTCGCTTGTCGTTGACATATGCGAACTTATAATAGTTATGGGATATATCAAACTGTTCTCTGAACTCTTTTCCATAGGCACTCTCAGTGTTACATACTAATAGCTTAAACTCTGTCTTTCCTTCACCAAATAGTTCCTGTATAACAGCGATTGTAGAGTCATGGAGAGGTACACTACCAGATAATATATCGCCGTCTTTTTTCTCTAGAGAGATACTGCGAATATGATCAGGAGGAAATACATCTTTGACGTTTTCTAAGTCATCACATAACGAACCGTTTGTCTTCATAATAAGAAGTTCTTTTGGGGAGTTCTTCTTCTCTTCGTTTGTTGTCTCTATGATAATGATTTTAGCGTCATCATGATCTAGATCCATTGTCTCTAAGGCTTCTACATTAAATACTAGCCTCTTATCCTCAATTGTTACTTTTGGAAAAAATTCTTCTTTTTTCATAATTTAGTTTAAATAAATATTTGATCCCAATGATTAGTGAATACTCCTGTTTCTAAATCTTTCTCTATTAAAAGAAACGTCTT